CACAAGCCCGAAGAACAAGAGGACAAGATCCCCACTCGCCCTATCGGGCTTGTGTAGGCTATTCCAGCTCCCGCTCTTCCGAGAACTCTCTCCTAAAGATCCTCTCTGTTCAACTATTTGGATTGTGAAACTTTTCACAGCCTTGTGCAGTTAATGCACAACTCTGGAAGAAGCGGCGCGTCTTTTCGCAGTTGCGAAGTAGACGTACCCTACTCAGAGTACCCTTCCGGTTCTATCGTCGCTCCTGGAGCTTCCTAGCCCCCTTGTAGGTCATTCTAGCGCGTGTGTCTCTGTAAGAAGTGCAGTTAGTGCAAAAGGAGGTTTTATGCCGTTGTCTGCTGCGAACGTCAAAACGAGGCCCGCGCCGGTAAAACAAGCGACCTCCGCCTGGGCGCACTTTCCAGGGAGGATCACCCGCGATGACGCCCTCTCCGACCCCGATCCCCTTTTCCCCGAACAGGTTGACCCTGTAGTCCCTCTTCGCGAATGCGAAGTAGAAGTAGCCTACTCAGAGTACCCTTTTGGTTCTATCGTCGCTCCTGGAGCTTCCTAGCCCCCTTGTAGGTCATTCTAGGAGCCGGGGTATCGCTTTGGTAGTCCTGGGCGGAAACGCCCCCCTTTTTGAAAATAAGAATCGAATAGCGCGACGGTACCGCGCAAACGGCTCTTTTCGAGCGCCCCTTGCCAGTGAAACGTCTCTCGTTTCGCACTCTCACTGGCAAGGGGCGCTTTTTGTGTTTCTGTCGGCCTACAAGTGGGCTTTCTTTTAGTGGAAACGCCCGCCTGCGTACCTTATTTGGGCCGAAACTTTGTGTTAGGCGTCCTAATGCGGTATACGCGCAAAAAGGGATTTTGAAAATTGGAGGCGACCGGCCCTACGCGCCCGCGCCCCCTCCCTACTACCCCCTATACCCCACCTGCGCGGTTTAAGGCGTCCTAATGCGGAAAGCCGCGTTTTGGCGGTTGCCTTCTGATAATGTCTATTATCATCAGTTCTCCGCATTAGGACGCGCTAAACGCGGTGCCGCGCCGCGCTGCTTTTCGTTGCTGCGCATCGCCCTCCCAGCGGAGCGCCATAACGCAGCGCGTCATTGCGGGGTGGGGCGGGCCGCCTACGTTGACTTTGCGCCACGAAGCGTTCTTAAGTAAATCACTTAAGTTACTTATTTACGTAAGTTACTCAACAATTAACCCGCCCTCTCGCAGAGCTGCCCTCTCGCCAACGTCGCCCTCTCGCAGAGCTGCCCTCTCGCCAACGTCGCCCTCTCGCCAGCGTCGCCCTCTCGCCAGCGTCGCCCTCTCGCAGAGCTGCCCTCTCGCCAACGTCGCCCTCTCGCAGAGCTGCCCTCTCGCCAACGTCGCCCTCTCGCAGAGCTGCCCTCGGGCCGGTCGGTACCTGTTGTCGGCTAGGCAAAGGCCGTTTTCCCTCAAAATATCACCTTCCTATCAGGTTCCTCTAATCTTTTACACGGAGCAGTGTAGGTCAAAATACAAGCCCCGCTTTACGGCGTTGCAAAGCGTTAAACCGCGTTTGCGGAGAAATTATCAGCAACAGCGTTTTACTGCTTTGCAACGCGGTAAAGGCTGTCTAGCGGGGCATTATGCTATGATGCACTCACGAAACAAACGCGGCCAACACAAACGGCCAACAAACGCAAGGGGTGACGCGCAAACATACGAAACACACAACAGAGAACCGGCCTAGTGAGTGTACGCTACTCTTACGGCTCTCTCTTCTAGCCTTAACCCTGTACGTTAAGTGCTGTAGCAAATAGGTACCTAGTACGTCATTAGCTCTGGAGACAGAGTAGGACAGAACGGCAAACCGACAATACAGCTAGAAGGAAACGCATTGGCCTAACGGCGCTAAGGCTAAAGTAGCGCAATCCGTTTCCTGCGTAATCGGAACAACAAAACGCAGGGCCATTGGTGTACAAATGCTACGCAAGAGAGGATCAGCAATGAGCAGGTTCGAAGGCGGCACCGTTATCTGTGGGACGCTGCGCAGCGAGGATCTTATTCCAGAGTTTACCCGCGTTCTGGAAAGTCTCGCGCCGACAACTGCGTCGCGGTACGCGGCCAGGTGGGACGACGTATACGCGGGTCTGGAAGCTGTGTACTTTCCAGAGGATTTGTACGCCGAGGCGACGGAACTAGTTGAGTATCTGATCGACGCGCTGCACGCGAACGCGCCAGACGGTTACTGCTTCGGCGCACACCCTGGCGACGGTGCGGACTTCGGTTTCTGGCGGATTGACGATGACGACTTTTAAAGCGCTGCGAAGTAACACAACGCGCTAGCGCACAATCACAGGACAATTTACTATGACGCTTGCGATCTGGTTCCTGTTCGCCTTCGTGCTTGTGCCGTTCGTTGTCGGCGCGTTGTGGCGGCTTCTCGACTAGTGAGGTGCCTGTGGTTATCCGCTCCACCGACCTTATCCACCTGAACCTAACCGCACAGGCGTGGCCTATCGGTACAGAGGTACGCAAGCGCTACGGCAAAAAGCCGTATCGCTACAGTCAGGTAGTTGGTTACAGCTTCCACCCGGTAACAAGGGAAGTGCTGATTATCACGGCCCCGAACGACGATCCCTCCGACGAAAACTATCACTTCCCGCACGAAATTTGCCGCCCCGGCTGGCTAGGTTAGGTTAAGACCCTGCCGCTATCTACGGTCGCGGCGTCGCAAATGCGCCGCGACCAACAGGAGATACACCCCTATGAGCGCCGACAAGTTGAAGAATTATCGCGACCGTGACGGGCAACTGATGAGCTACACCGAGACAGGTTGCTACCCGGTTTTGTACGTCACTGACGACGGTTGCTGGATCTGCCCTGCTTGTGCGCGTTCGGTAGACGCAGACGCCCCTGCCGACTTTGGCGGTTTGGAAGCCGGTGAAGTCTACTACGAAGGGCCGATTGTCTACTGCGAAGATTGCAACGCAGAGATCGAAAGCGCGTACGGCGACCCCGACGCGGAAGAAGAGGAACTAGAGGGGCGTGTCACGTCGGTAGATTTCCCTGTCGGTTCCCGCGTCGCGTATGGCGACGCCCTCGGCGTTGTAACCGGGCACAGCCACACGAACGAAGAAGTGGTGTTTGTCCAATTTGACGACGTAGACCCGGACGAATTCGATCCTGCGCGGATCTTGGTATCCGCGCTACAGCTCGCGTAGTTTGTCGCCCGATAGGCGGCGCTTGCACAAGCGCCGTTATGGGTCGAGGAATTATCACAGAAGGACAACACTAATGAGCGCCTACGCAGGAACCAACTGGAACGACGTTGAAGCCGCCGCCGTAGCACTTACCGGAAACTTTCGCCGCTTTACCAACTTCGCCTACTTTGGCGACAAAGACGCTAGCTGGGCTATCGTCTACACGCACAATCGCGATAGCGGGCTGCTAGACCAAAGCAACGCGGCGGCGATTGCAAAGGCGCTGGCACGCTTCCCGGACGACGTAGTAGAGATTTGCCATTCGCATTGGGCGGTAGGGTACGTAGACGGTTTTGAGTTGCGGGTATACGCCACGGGCGGCGCGATTACCCCCGCGTTTGCAACGTATTGCGAGCTGCAAGCGCGACTAGACGATTATCCGGTCTTGGACGAGGACGATTACAGCGAGCGCGAACGCGAAGCGCTGTACGAAAACGTCTGTCAAGGTCTGCGAATGTCGCCCTTCTATTTCAGCGCCGATGAAGCCGACGCCGCTGCCGAAGGGGTAATTCGCTGGTTGTGGAATCACGACCCGGGAGCGATTGACAATCGCGACGATCAGGGCGGATACCCGAACGATGACGAACTAGCCAAAGCGTTGGAAGCACTCGGCTATAGTTGGGAGGACTAGCTAGACCCTACCGTCCTCTAACGTAGTTCTGCACTAACCGCACAATAGTAGAGAAGGGATATACCCCAATGATTATCCGCGCAACGTCGTTTGACCGCTGGCTTTCAGCCAATTTCACTCGCAGTGAGCTTGCAGACATAACCAACCACGGAGCCGATACCGGATACGCGGGCCTTACCTATTCTTCGGACTTGAAAGCCCTCTGGAATAAGTTTGACGAAGAGATTTACGATCTCGTCTACGAATACGCGGTAGGTTCTGCGGGGTATGACAGTGTTCCCGCGTTCCTGGCGGCGCAAAATAGGTGTACTGACTCGGCTGGCTTGCTGGTATCGGTTCTGGTTTGGACGGCGGCAGAGGTTCTGGCCTATGCGAAGACCAACAACGACTAATTGCGAAGTAATACGCCGCAAACGCGGCTAGAAACAGGACAAACCAATGAGCGCCGACACAATCCCCGCCTTTGTAGAAATCGACGTTTGCCTTGAACCAGAGTACGACCACCGCCCTGATGACCACTTTGAGGACGCGGACACTCTTCATTGGGTGCGGAACCAGTTGGCGCGGGGCAACGAATGGGCGTGGACTTCCGTGTCCGTTCAGGCGGTGGCATACAGCGGGGCCGTCGGCGTTAGTGGAAAAGTTGCCATAGGAACCGCGTTTCGTGGCGGGTGCTCTTACCTGAACGAACAGGACTTTAAGACGGGTGGCTATTACGAGGACTTAGTAGCCGAAGCGGTTAGAGAGTTACGCGCCGAATTGGAACTGGTTCTAGCAGAAGGTATTGCTTCTGCGGCGCTTCTGGATAGTTGGGCGTCGGACGATAACCGCTCTGTAAGTTACTGGCAACGCGAAAAGGCTCGCAACAAAGTATATCACGGCGAACAGGCGCAAGCGCTTTTGGAAGAGTGGCCCGCCTAGTTGTAGGCCGATAGGGTGCGCTCTGCGAAGAGCGCACTTATGGGCTTAGGACTAACCAGTAAGGAAGCTGCAATGACAACGCTACAGCTAGAGGATCTGGGAACGGAGACGTTGGAAGAGGGCCGCTACGTCAACCTGATTGTGCGCCGAACAGCCGGAAAGCTCTATTCGATGACGCTAGAGCTTACCGAAGAGGGACGGGAAGTAATCGAATACGTCAACTCCCGCGAATGGGTAAGCGATACGAAGCTGGCCGAGCTTCTAGAAGACCACATTACGGGTGGATGGTGGGAGTTTATCGCCCCCGAAGAAGTGGGGGCGCTCACAGACGCGCCTATTCTGGCTAAGTCAGACAACGTACACCGAACGAAAACCGGGCGACTTTGGAAAGTCACTACGCTGTTCTGGTACCCGGATTACGCGCTACGTTGCCCGGTGGACGTGTTGGCCCGCGTCGGTCGTGTAACGTTTGTAGCGGCTGAGTAGAAAAGAGGAGACTACGACTATGGTCTACGTCAATCGAGAAGACTTGCTAGGATCGCTGTTCGACAACCACGCGGGCCTGAACGCAACTGCGCAGAACTTGATTAGCTCACTCGTTTACGAACTGTCTTTTTCGGACGCGGTAGAGTGGGCCGTCAGGAACGAATTTGTTCCTGACCCGGACGCGAACGCGGACGGGGATTACCCGGACGCGCTGCTTTACGAAGAGGGAGACGCCGTAGAGGTATACGTCAAGGGCAGTTGGATCGCCGGGGAGGTTGTAGAGGTAGATGATTGCGATAGAGACCTCCCGTATCTGGTTCATTGGCCCGAAGCGCCCGAAGAAGAGGGTTGGGTTTCAGCGGACGACGTTCGCCCCCGGTCTACGTAAGAAGCAACCTACAGAAAGGTACCTAGTCGTGAATATCACCGAAGTGCTCGCTAACCATCAGCTCTGGTTGAACGGCGACCCTAACGGCATTCGCGCCGACCGGAGCTACGCCAACCTGCGCTACGCCAACCTGAGCGGGGCCAACCTGAGCGGGGCCGACCTGAGCGGGGCCTACCTGAGCGAGGCCAACCTGAGCGCCGCCAACCTGCGCGACGCCGACCTGAGCGGGGCCTACCTGAGCGAGGCCAACCTGAGCGCCGCCAACCTGAGCGGGGCCAACCTGAGCGGGGCTAACCTGAGCGACGCCTACCTGAGCGGGGCCGACCTGCGCTACGCCTACCTGAGCGAGGCCAACCTGCGCAACGCCAACCTGAGCAGGGCCAACCTGAGCGGGGCCAACCTGAGCGACGCCGACCTGAGCGCCGCCAACCTGCGCTACGCCAACCTGAGCGGGGCCAACCTGAGCGGGGCCGACCTGAGCGGGGCCTTTCTCCCTGACGGTATCCCCGTAGTGCCCGACATTCACCAGGCGCTCTACGAAGCGGTCTCTACGGGCGGGCTAGCTATGAGTAGAAGGCACTGCGGGACAACCCATTGTAGGGCGGGCTGGATTGTAATGCTGGCAGGAGAAGCGGGGGCGGCATTAGAGGAGCGGTTAGGAACGAACGCGGCAGCAGCCCTGATTTATCAGGCCAGCGACCCGTCTCTAAAGCGTATTCCTAACTGGTTCGCGAGTAACGAAGAGACGCTAGAGGATATTCGCCGTTGTGCGGGCGAGTAAGGTTGTACGTCAACGTAGAGGGGCCGCCCCGTGGTGGCCCTTCTCGTGGGCGTAGGACTAGCAAGAGGGCACTAACCGTGAAAATGCGTAACCGACAGCTTGCGGACTTCACGCGAACGGAACGAACGGCGGAAACACTATCGCAGAACCTTAGCGAAGAGGGCGCGTACAACCAGAACATTATCACGACGGCGCTTGTTCTCGTGGCGAGAGGGCAGGGCGATTGGCTCTACCAAACGCAGTACCTTAGCGGCGCTACTCTTTGGCGCGCACCCGATAGGCGATACTCCGAAGTAATCCACCCATAACGGTAAAGGAACGAGCAGTGAAAGACCCATTTCGTCCAAACGGCTACTTTGACCCGCAAGCGTATCTCGCGTTCAGTCGGGCCAACCCAAACCAGGAGCTTCCCCCGGTAGAGGGGGCACTGGTGGAAAGCCGACTAGTGACATTCACTCACGACAACGGTTCGTGGATTAAGTACCGTATTCTGTACGGGTCGCACTTGCCGATATTCCACGCGGTACGGCTCACCGAGGACGGGGACGTACTCTTTTGGCCGGACAGCGAAGAGCCGGTAGTACAGTCGTTTTATTGGGCCGCTGAGGGACGCAGTTGGGTTTTTGCCGACCAATAAGCCGCCGCGAAGCGTTAGTAGACCGCTGTGTAACGTCCCCCTACAATCAGAGCACGGCGGCGAAGGACGCCGCCCTTCGTAGAGAGTACACTCGAATGCAAACCAACGTAGCGTTGACCCTGATCTCTAACCGCGTCGCCACTGTCGAAGGGATTTTAGAGCTGTGGGAACGCGCAGATGCGCGTCGGGCCGAAACGATTGCGGAGGCTCGGGGGGCCTCCAACTGTCGTGTCGTTATCCGAGACGAGGTATCCCCGCACTACGGCGCGAATATCCGGGCCGCAGCCGCCGAGGTAGTAAACGAGCTTCGACGGGCCGCCGAACGCGGCGTAGGTGCGCACCACGAGGACGCTATCGCGGCGTGGCAGCTCGTAGGTAAGCTCGCTAAAATCGGAACCCTTGAAGAGGTTTCGCGCAGCGTCGAAGTAGCGGCCAACCGGGCGCGTGCCCTGGTGTCGGCTACGCGCAAAGCTAATCGGCAACGGAGCGCCTAATGTACGAATTCACGCAGGCTTTAGCGGCCCTTCGGGAGTACGGGCTAGGTCAGTGGATCGTAGAACAAACCAGCCCTAGCGCGGCCACTGTATCCGGCGCTGATCTTACCGGCGAGGTCAACGGCGCGGGAGAAATGATTACGCTGACCTACACTCGCCCTTTAACCGCGCGTTGCGCTGCGGGGTATTGGGCGTCTGGATACTGGATTATTCGAGAAGCAACCTACAGAAAGGCTACTGACCGTGAATATCGAAGAAGTGATCGCTAACCATCAGCTTTGGCTGAACGACCACCCGAACGGGGCGCGCGCCAACCTGAGCAACGCCGACCTTGGCGGGGCCGACCTGAGCGGGGCCGACCTGTACTGGGCCGACCTGAGCGGGGCTAATCTGAGCGGGGCCGACCTGCGCCGGGCCGACCTGCGCAACGCCGACCTGAACGGGGCCGACCTGTGTGAGGCCAACCTGAGCGGGGCCATTCTACCTGCGGTTATTCCCGTAGTGCCAAATATTCACCGGGCACTGCTTGAAGCGGTCTCTACAGGCGGGCTGGATATGGGTAGCTGGCACTGCGGGACAACCCACTGTCGGGCCGGTTGGGTAGTAACACTCGCCGGGCAAGCCGGGGCGGCGTTAGAGGCGCGGCTGGGAACAAACGCGGCAGCGGCCCTGATTTATCAGGCCAGCGACCCGAACCTAGAGCGTATCCCCAACTGGTTTGCAAGTACAGAGGAGGCGCTAGAGGACATTCGCCGTTGTGCCGGGGAGTAAGATCGTACATCAACGTAGAGGGGCGGCCCTCGGCGGCCCTTCTCGTGGGTGTAGGACTAATGAGGAAGGGGAACGTAAGGCGCGTACTTGTGGTTACGTATCTATCGGGTATTGGCCGCAGCGAAAAAGTTTCGGACTTGGAGGCGCTATGGAAGGTCAACCCGCGACTACCTTTTGTGAGTTCCCTGTCAGTGGCCGCCGTAGGACTGAGCCGAGCGAGCTAGACTATTCGTATTCGGGAGACGAACCGCCTTACCGTCGCCCGTTGGACGAGCTGAAAAATGACTTCGACGCAGCCGAATTTACTTACCAAGGGGAGGTCGGGTAGTGCAGCAGTATCAGGACGTTAGTGTATTGGTGGGCGTAACGCTAGAGGCCATTCACCGCAGTACGGACGGCGACGAGTTGGTGTTTATCTGCAAGGACGGACGCCGCTGGAAAATGTTTCACGACCAGGACTGCTGCGAAAGTGTTACCCTAGAGGACGTTATCGGTAATTTGGACGATCTTACCGACGCTCCGATTTTGCAGGCGGAGGAAGTCTCCGAGGGCGGAACAAATGACTGGGGTAGCTATACTTGGACGTTCTATAAGTTCGCCACTATTAAGGGGTACGTTACGCTTCGTTGGTATGGCGAAAGTAACGGCTACTACAGTGAGGGTGTGAATTTTGTAGAAGTTAAGGAGACCTATTAATGTACAGCTTCTTCGTTCGGTATTACCCTGGATTTGACGTACACACGGTCAACGCGATACTTTCCCTGGGCTTTGGGGGCTGCTATTCGAGCCACCCCGGCGCTGACGGCGTGCGTATCGAGACGGACGACAGTCGAACGCTATTTCTAATGGCGGGTTATCTTGTCAACTTCTACTCGGCGGAAGTGCGCCCCTGTAACGGCGAAAGCCTAAAAGCTCTTAGGCGGACGGCGGGATCGTTGTGTCAGGCCATAGGAGTGACCCTTTAGAAAGAGCGGCCTAACCGCCGGTAGCCTTTGTAGCGGGGAGCCGCTAACAAAAAAAAAGAAGCCCCCTTTACAGAACGTTTCGTTCTCTGTAAAGGGGGCTTCTTTTTTACGGTCTAGGCAAAGCGCTTTTCGAGTGCGGCCAGACGCTCTTCCAAGCCCGCAACCTTTGCGGCGAGTTGCTGGATTGCGGCTCCCTGGTAGACCGCGAGACCCTGATAGTTGACCGCCAGCAGCGGTGCCTCGTTCGGGTTGGCCGGGTCGTGGTGTTCGCTCACCAGTTCAGGGAACACCTGCTGTAGCTCCTGCGCTATGACCCCGACTTGCGGGAGGCCGTTTGCGCGAAGCTGGTAGCGGTGGAACGTAACCTGGGCCAACTTCTCTAGCGCGGTAGCGTCAAGCGGCTCAACCTTGTCTTTCAGGCGTTCGTCGGAGCCAACAGCCCACGGCTGGCTCGTCCAGGCGTAACCATCGCCGCGAACGTACATCAGCGCCGCGCTGCCTGCGCTATTCACAACGGCGAGAGGGAAGTGACCGCTGTTATCGCCGCTAGAATAGACGCGCATACGCTGGTTCGCAAGAGGAACGCCGCCCGCGCCGGTAAAGCCGTAGGTTTGAACGTTCGCAGGGCCAAAGCCGGTATCCGGCCCAACGCGCATCAGACCGCCGCCCGCTACAATTGCGTCCACGCGGTTATTGGCGTCGTGAAAAGCAATCGAAGTCGTATCCAGGCCATTCAGCAGCAAGGTAGCGCCGCCGGTAGCCCAGGTGGAGCCAGTTGGCGTATAGTTCTGTGTGCCACTTCCGACAGAGACCCACCCTGGCGTTCTCACTACACTAGCTTCCAGGTCTAGCGGACGGAGCGCGTTGTTTGCAAAGTTACTGGCGCGAACGCGAACGCCACCGCCGTCAATAGATCGCAGTTCAATCCGCTGGTCTGCCGACAAAGACTGAGAGGCCAGCCAACCGTTTGCCTGGATATTTTGGTTCTGGATAAGCACACCCGGCGCAGCAATCGAACCAACCGTACTTAGATTACCAGCGCTGACCTGGCCGAAAACCAACACGGACGGGGCACTAAAAGGGGCAGTAACAGCAACGTCACTGCCGTTTAGCACCAGCGGGATTGCGGCCCCACCCGAATTACTACGCGCCGAGACACTGGCCGCTCCCTGCCCGCCATAAAGCTCTAATCCGGAGGTAAAGGCAGCCCGGTGGTTGCCTAAAACAAAAAAATCGTGGCGCGCAGCGTATGATTGGAGTACCGCCTCTGCCCCTCCGCTTGTTACGGCGTTTACTTCAATCTGACCGGCTTCATTATCGCCGGTAACGCTATACTTGTCGTAATAGGAGGTGACATACTCTAGTCGGTTGTTATCCGCGATGAAAAAGGGTTGCGCAGAGCCGCCCAAATAGAAGCGGTGTGCCAAAGCACGATACGAAGCAATAGTCTCTCCATTATCCGCGACAAGCGCGATACTGCCCGAAGTAGCCACACTAAGGCTTGCCGTTGTAACATTAGAGCTGCGTGACAGGTTTAGTTTAGCGTTATCTTTTTCGATAGAAAGCAAACCAGACGCCGCTGTTCTAAAGTTATCGGCGTACACCGTCCCCGTCACCGTAAGGTTCCCGTTGACTGTCTCGTCTGGCATTCGTCCCTCCGTATACGCAACCCGCATTAGGTTGCCCACAAGAGGGAATAGCCCCTCGGCGGTCTACGGAGATAACGACTAGCAATAGGTTCAATTCCGACCCGTTCGATAGACGCCGCTGCGAAGCAACTGTATACTTTTCGAGCTAGCCGCCCCGTACGCGGCGGTAGGAAAGGAGACACTGGTGCTTCGCAAAGAACGGCAACCCCGCCTGCGTGAACGAAACAACCCCGCAGAAGAGTACGTGGACGAAGACCCGCCGGTAGAGGCGTCCCGCTCAAAAGAACGCCGCGCCCAGGAACGGGATCGCGCCGCCGCCCGCCGACTAAAGTACGCCGCAGTTGCGCAGAGTTGACAGACCGCGTATACTACTTGTGCAGTTAGTGCAAAGGCTCCTTTTATGCTCCCCCGGTTTCTCGATACCCTACAGTCCCCGCAGACCCGCCGCGCCTACGCCGCTGACCTCCGCGCCTTCTCTCAGTGGTTATCCGATAACGGATACAGCGTAGAGGAGTTGCGACCAAAGCAACTAGCCGCGTACCGGCAAGCACTACAGCAGGGTTACGCACCGGCGACGGTGAACCGGCGACTGTCGGCAGCACGTGCGTTTTTGACCTGGGCGGTGGCGGAGGAGCTACTAAGCGGCGACGTATTGGCGGCGCTTGCCGTTCGCGGGGTTAAAGTACCGCTGGTACTTCCGCAGTTGCTTTCGCCGGAAGAGTTTGAGGGAATGTGCTGTGCTTGCGACACCACTACGGTAGCGGGGGCGCGTAACCTGGCACTTTTGCTGGTGTTGCGGGCCACAGGCGGGCGCGTAAGCGAAGTCGTGGGTTTGTGTATCGAAAACGTGCAGTTTCCCCGCCACGCGGACGAAGCGGGCAAGGCGACGGTAATGGGGAAAGGCGGAGACGAGCGACTAGTCTATTTCGATCACCAGACAGCCGGGGCGCTTCGGCATTATCTTGCGCTGCGCGGCTTTCCGAAAACGGGGCGCTTGTTTGAGTTGAGCGACCAACGGGTACGGCAGCTTGTTACAGAGCTGGGCGCGGTTGTAGGTCGCCCGGACGTTCACCCTCATTTGTTCCGCCACCAACTGCTTACCGAGTTGCTGGACGACCCCAACGGGGGGGATATTGACGCGGTACGGCGTATAGCAGGGCATAAGCGTTGTGAGACGACGCAGCGCTATACGGCGCAGGCAACGGCGCGGTTAGAGGGTTTGTATTTGCGGCGGCGCGGCGAGAAACCGGCGACGCGACCCGCTGCGGTTTCTGTTCCGGTGTAGAAAGTAGGAGGAGGTGGCAGTAGAAAGTAAATATCGCGCCGCAGAGGCGACCTATGGGCGCAATACCGACGCGCTGTTCGCGTACCTTCACGAACATCGGCTAGAGGACTTAACCCTCTGCCTGGGCTATTGGCTCTTATACGCCGACAGAACGCTGGGGTTGAACGTATCGGACGTGGCCGCCAGGGCAAAGCGGCCTGTTGATACCCGGGTAGAGGGGGAAGCCGCGACCGTGGTGGAGGAACCGCTTTCGCGGGGCTTTTTGTCGGCCATTCTTAGTGGCCGCTCTAAAGCAAAACCGCAAACGTTCCGCAGGATTGCGGAGGTTATTGGCTGTAATCCACTAGAGTTTGGCTTAGCTGATGGGTGGTTTGATGAGGTTGACATACGCAATTACAAGCTACCTAGCGCCGGGGATTTTAGTCCAGTAGCCCGAGAACTGGACGATATTCCGATTGGCGAGCGCCGCAAGGTGGTGGCGCTTATGCTCGCTATCGTTCAGTTGGCGAAGGCAGACCTACAAAAGTAAGCTAAACCTTCCGGCGCTCCGAAAGGGGCGCTCTTTACTTATCGTACCTGCGGAGTAATACTTCGCAAAACCAGAGGAGAACTCAGTGCTGTACAATCCTTTTAACGGTTACGGCCCCTTCGATTGGCTTGTTTTTTTGGCGATTGCGGGTTTGCTCTATGCGGCTTTTGGCAGAAACGGGGACTTTCTCGGCTGGCTTGACCTGAGCGAAAATCTTGAACGAGCGTTCAAGGCGGTACGCGGTACTACAGGGCGTTCGGCGATGATTAGCGGTATCGCGTTTCTCGCTATCGCTAGTATCTGTGGTGGCCTTGCCTACTACTTTGACTTGGAGAGTACCTACGATTGGCTGGCCGAAGCCCGCCGGGCGGTGGAAAGCAGCTACGGTTTGGTTTCGCCACAGTGGGCCGTTATGGTGGGCACCCTCGTTTCGTTGTTTCCAACGCTGTTGGAATTGTTCGGGGCGCGGTTGGCGCGGGCGGGGATTACCTTTATTGAATGGCTCGTGTACGCCTTTATCGTGTTTGATTTTATCACCGACTTAGAGCGTTCGGCGCTCTTCGTCCAGACGTACATTGACCGGGGCGCGCTCTTGTGGGCGGGGCCGTTTGCTGGCGGTCTTGGTATTGCCGCCAAGCTCGTAATGACGTTAATCGCGTCCCTGGTTATGGAAATGGCCTTTATTTTGTTTCTTGCCGCCGGTATTGTGCTTATTCTGAACGCAATGAAAGGCGCGCCAGAAACCGGGCGAGGCGACGCACGCACCGCCGGGCGGGCCTAAGAGTCCTTGCAAGCCACTAGAGTGGCTTAAACCCCGATTTGAGCGCACTACCGGGGTAAAACGGCTTGCAAGCCACTAGAGTGGCTTAAAACGCCTCTTGGGACAGCCCCCGAGAGGCGTTCTTTGTGGGCCTACCACCAGGGAAACGCACGAAAAGCCCGTTTTGGGGCCTGGTGGCGGTGAAAATCGACGGCTGCAAGCGACCTTGCAAGCCACTAGAGTGGCTTAAACCCCGATTTGAGCGCACTACCGGGGTAAAACGGCTTGCAAGCCACTAGAGTGGCTTAAAACGCCTCTTGGGACAGCCCCCGAGAGGCGTTCTTTGTGGGCCTACCACCAGGGAAACGCACGAAAAGCCCGTTTTGGGGCCTGGTGGCGGTGAAAATCGACGGCTGCAAGCGACCTTGCAAGCCACTAGAGTGGCTTAAACCCCGATTTGAGCGCACTACCGGGGTAAAACGGCTTGCAAGCCACTAGAGTGGCTTAAAACGCGACGGGTTGCGGAGATATAGTAGACAGCTGCGGCGCGAAAGGATACAATGCACCCACCAAGACGAGGCGCGCAAGCCACTAGAGTGACTTGCAAGCAGCCGCATAAGGAAACGCGCAAATGGAAACTTCGATAGAGAACAAGCCAAAAAACCCACCTCCATTCGACGCGACCGATATTTTGCTTGCGGCTATCGGTGTGGCAGGGGGAGCCGCTGGGGCAGCTCCTCTTTTCCTGCTGCCGCTCGGTCAATACTTTCTTCGCCGTTCGCCCTCCGTCGCCGCCGCCGTTTGCAAAGCCTTAGCCATTGACCCACGTCAGGTGGCCCGGAATACGTACGCGCAAGGTTCCTGGCCGGGATTGGTGCGGCTGGTAGAGACTACACCGGCGCGCTTGTCCGCCCCCGCTCGAAAAGAACTAGCGGCAAAAACGCCGCCCAGCGCTACGACTTCGCAAGCCGTAGCAACGGCTCAAACCTCGGCTGTGCCCCCGGAGAGGTCGAAGGGGCGTGGCCGGGAAGATGACGACGGTCTAAAAGGCGCGGCAAGCCGTCCTGCTGGCTTGCAAAGCCCCTCGGCGTCAATGGCTTCTGCACTAAACGCACTTCCAAAGCGCGTGCTTTTGGGTGAGTTTCAGCCGTTTCCTGCCAGCACAACCGCAGTGCCGTTGGGCACAGATTATCTCGGAAAGCAGGTGTGGGGCGATCTTGCCCTGGATTTGCTTCATATAGGTATTTACGGTACGAGCGGGGCGGGAAAAGACGCACTCTTGCGCTGTTGGTTCGCGCTTTTGGCGAGCCGAAACGGGCCGGAAACGCTACAGTTTGCGTTCCTGGACGGTAAATCAGATTGGTTAGTGCCCGCCCTGTCGGGGCTGTCTCATATGTTCTTTCCGCCTGCGGGGGGCTACGGTAAAAAGGGCCGCGAAGCTATTCTAATGGCTTGCAAGGTCATTGACGCCGAGGCCGAGCGCCGCCAGGAGTTGCTTGTTTCGGCGGGCTGCCGAACGCGAGAACAGTACAACAAACGGGCGGCGCAAGGCGGGGTCGCTGAGCTGCCGCTGCTTGTGGTGGTGGTCACGGACGTAATGGACGCGATAACAGGGGAAGTGGAAGCGCTTTTGGCGGCCCTGGTCAGCAAAGCGAGGTCGTTGGGTATCCGGGTGTTGGTATCTATGCAAACGCCAACAGGAAAGGGTCTGGATTGGCGAATGAACCTCTCTACGGTGCTTGCTGGGGCGCTAGTGGACGGCTCTCAGGACGGCCCAGCATTAGGAGTACGCGACACTACCGCACTGCCGTTTCGACCGAGCAAAATTCCACCGCCGCCACAGGAGCGGGGGGTTTTTGTGGCAAAAGTTCGCGGGGAGTTTACGCTGCTGCGAACGCCGATATTTCGCGGCGACCCCGAAGCAAACGAAGACCGATTTGACGAAATTGTAGAGGGACTTCCACGGAAAAGTATAGCGGCACCTGCGTATCCAGGCTTCGCGGGGGTACAAGCGAACGAAGCGCCAAACAGGGAGGTTTCGGAGGATAGCCTATGCCTTCTGGCGGAACTGTTGGAAGGGTCGGTAAATAACACGGAAGGCAAGGCGGAAGGTAGACCTGTGGGTAACTTGGCGGTAGCTGGGTCGCCTTCCTCTTCCGATGACCTTCCAAGGCGTAACAATGCGCCTTCCGGCCCTTTCAGGGGGGAAGGTCAGTTTGTACCAACTAGCTTTAAGGAGGCGCTTTTGGTGTTTCGAAGGCTATCTGCGGAAAACCGGAAGGTACTAGTCAAAACTTTGCAGGTCTACAAAACAAACGGAAATGAGGTAGCAACGGCGCTAAAAAAGACTACAGGCGTTACCGGCGGACGTGCGTACCAGCGGCTTCGATACGAGTTTGAGGCGGTAAAAATTGTTGTGGAAACCGCGCAGCAACACAAAAGTCAGGAATAAGCTAATGGGGCTTGTTTATTTAATTCAAATGGGCGATACGGACTATTTTAAGATTGGGGTCACAGACAGCGACGCGCTTCAAAGGACGAAAACCCTTCAAACGGGTTGCCCGCTCGTGCAGTCTGTCGTTGCCACTTACGAACAGCCCAATCCGTACCGAGTGGAGCGGGAAGTTCACGAACTTTTGCAGGATTATAGATTTCGCAATGAGTGGTTTAGCGGGCCTAAAGACCGCGTAGAGCAGTTGTTTCATTTGGGGAACGCAATGGCGCGCCTGGACGCGGAGTTAGGAACACGCACGGCGACTGAACCACCGTTTCGTACCGCTAAAGCAAGGGGGCGGGTTGACCGCGAAAGAAAACTGGTAAGTGAAGCGGCGGCGTCACGGCCCTTGGACGAAGCGGGGGCAAGGGAAGTCCGCACGCTAATAGGTCGCGGGGCTAGTAAAACAGAGGCTATACGCCTTGTGTTTGGGGCCACCGGGGGCGACCGCTACCGTAAAGTCTGTACATTAGTTAAAAAGATTTCCGAAACTCCCTAATAGCACAGAAAGCGATTTGTCCAATGGCGCGCTTACTCTCAGTTCCCGTGTTTGTCGTCGCCTGCGAGTGGGGTCTCGGCCCCACCGACGTATGCCTACAGGGAAGGGCTGAAACTGGCGAGATCGTATACTGCGGACTTTCCTTCGAGGAAGCCGAGCAACTGTCGGCGGCTCTGCTAAAAGCAGCGCAGGCGGCGCGTGACCTAGAGACGGCGTATATCAGGTATATCGAAGCGGAAAACGCGGCACTGGATAAGAAGGGTAGTTAATGCCGAAGGCTAATCGTTTTATGAGTACCGTTCTAAACGAACTGACAAACGCGGAGCTGCCCTTCGCGCTGGTGGCGACCTTCGGGCTGTGCGCCACGCTCTTGTTCGTCCTGGCCGCGTTGGTGCCCGCCTGGGTTCCCGTTCTATGGGCGCTGCTCTGCCTGAATTGTTACCTTGTGTACACCTTCGTCGCTACGTCCTTCTAGGCCGTTGTGTTGGCGTATTTCGCTGAGAAGAACGACAAGCGTAACAAATAAGCGGGTTCTAAGCCAATAGAAAGGCGTAAACAATGAGTTTTCAATCGGAGTTCGCGGCACAAGCGGCGGAGCTAGGAAAGCCCGTTATTCGTGAGTTGTTTACTCTGGACGAGCTTCTGACCGGAAGAGAACCTGGGGGCTACACCGCCGGGTATAACCCCGCTACCGGGGAGTACGGTTCTTTCGACGACGAGGCGGAGCTGCCCGAGGGTTGGGTAAGGATTGTAGACAAGTGGTGGTCTTGGCGGGACGAAGTGGAGCGCTTTGTACACGCACTATGGGACGCACACCACAACGGGCGTATTTCTGACTGGATAGGGGGTTTGTAAAGGCAATGGCAGGTATTTACGTCTACCAGGAAGGTAATAACGGCCCGGTAAAGGTCGGCAAAGCGAACCGACACCCGGAAAGCAAGGGCGGTCGGCGGAGCCAACTGCAAACGGGGAATAGCCAGCGGCTCTACTTACGCGGCTGGCGTCCTGTCGCAAAGCCGTTTGAAATCGAAGCAGCTACACACAGACGCCTTGCCAAATGGCGGCTTGCTGGAGAATGGTTCAATGTAGACCCCGCGTTCGCAGTAGCCGCCCTGGACGACGCGATCAATCAAGCGCAGCACCCGTTAGAGCGGCGACTTCGCAAGCTTTTGCGACGGCTTAAAGTAGGGTTCAAACTGTTTCTTGTAATCCTCTGCGCGTTGGCGCTACTTTGGCTGTGGTTCGCTGCGCAGCCCGCCGCGCTAGTCCCTATTCACTAGGAGAAGCAATGCAGCCCCCTGCCCACAAAAAACGTTCGCTGGACGCGCTTTCTAGTTTCCTGCTTATCTTCGCGCTTATCTGCTTGGCCGTCAGTGTACCGGCCACATACGGCGTCGCCGCGCTTACGCACAGCTCCGCCCTCGGCGCAGCACTCGTGGTACTTATCTTCGAGGGTATGGCCTTTGGCGCAAAAATCCTTACGCGGTTCTACCTGCTATGGGATAAGCCCTTAGATTGGTTGGCTCGCGGCCTGTTGACGGCTGCGGTACTGCCCAACTTTGTGGAGGGCTGGTCGGCGCTGTACCGAGCAACCGAGGTAGCTTCGGCCTGGGCAGCGGTACGCGATTTTTCTCTGTGGGGAGTGCCCGCAGGCGCGGCGTTGTTGGTAGGTGTATGGGCGGCGCTTCCTCCGTTTGGGGTATACCTAAGTCTGTCCGGCTGGGTAAAGCGACATCGAGAGTTAGAGCTAGAACAAACTCCCACTTCCGCTGTAGAGCGGCGTCTCGCGCCGATTACGGCGGAACTGGCCTTTCAGCAGGAACTTGACCGAAAAATGGAAGCCCTGGTAGAGCAGCGCCGTGCGTTCGCGGCGAAACTTCTTTCACAGTTGCCAGCACCAGCCGTACCTTTCGGCCCGGTAGACGCTGCGCCCCCGTCCGTGTTGACGCTTCCACGCGAAGCTGAAAGCTTCCCGGCCCCCGTTGAAGTAATTCCGAACGAGGTCTGCGCGGACTGTGGCGTCGCGTTGAACCCCGGCGCGAAAGGAGCGGCGATCAAACAAGCACGCAAAGCGGGCGCTGACGGAAAGCTACGTTGCGCGAGCTGCCGCAATCGCAACGTCTAAAAGCAAATAAAAAAGAGACCCCCCCCCTTTCTCAGGGGGGTCTCTTTTTTGTGCCCCTCCTCGTGCGTTTACTCTCTGTCGCCGCTCTCTCCTAGAATGACCTACAAGGGGCCTGGGAAGCTCCAGGTGCGACGATAGAACCAGAAGGGTATACCTGAGTAGGGTACTTCTACTTCGCAACTGCGAAAAACTGCGCCGCTTCTTCCCGAGTTCTGCATTAACTGCACAAGGCTGTGAAAAGTTTCACAATCCATATACTTGAACAGAGAAGGTTCTTTAAGAGAGAGAGCTATAGGAAGAAGAGGGAACTGGAATAGCCTACACAACCCGTAGGGTTAGAGCGGTCTTTGTGTTCTTCGGGCTTGTGTTGGGTACACGAGGAGGGTTGTGATACTTTTCACAACCCTATATATTTTCCGAAGTTCCCGCTTTGGGCCGCACAGGCCGACACTAGGCAGGGTAGGGGCAACACGTACAACTACGCGGGGCGCTAGCCGCGCCCCTGCACCCCCAGGCCCGTCTCGCTCCGCTCGACGGAAACGCTAACGCGTTTTCTAGAGGAGACGCACTCCTACAACCCCACCTCCCTAAAGGCCCTCTTAGTATACCAGTTAAAAACAAGTTAATGGGACAAAAAGAGGGGTAGAAGCAGGTAGTTCGGGGTACCTATTTCGGTTTTACCGCGTTCCAAAGCCAAATACACATTACAAAACTGTAATCTATTTTCTCATAAATCTCTTGACAAGGTTTTGGCGGAACGGAGAAAAGTTCTGCATTTACTGCACGAGTGCGGCGTACTAGTAGACGCTTGCGGAGGGGCGCGCTACACTGCGGCGGTCGCCACAAGTGAGGGCGACGCGGCAAGAAAGCCAACAAAAGGAGATTGAACGAATGGCACTCGCAGGAGACGCAATCAACACACAGGCTACTCAGACGCGGCCTCGTATTCAGCGGCCTTATCTGCGTCTGGGGCAGGGGGTCTATCAGTTTTTGTCAGTGACGGAGAAGACGGAAAAGTCCTACGAGACCCGTACCCTGGTCGATAGCGACCCGGACGTTGTGTGGGTTCCTAAGTTTTCGTTTAAGTTCGCGTATGTGCGGCCCGATAAGAACGAGGATAAGGGTCACGGTCGCTTCTTCTGGATTGACGTGAACCGACCAAAGTACCTGGGTCGCCCGAAGGAGGGTCAGAAGGTATCTAATGCCTATTTGCTTCTCTGTCGGCTGCTGAATGACGGCGCTGACCTGACGGACGCGCAACTGAACGACCTCGTGAATATTGTCAATCAGCTTGAAGTAGACCAGCCGCAGTATTACGCCCTTCTGGACGGAAACGGAACGAAGAACTGGCTTGATAAGGTAATCAGCCGCGTTCCCGAGGACGAACTGCTTCCAAAGTGGGTTCCTGCCGAGCGCGCAGCAGACCCCCGCGAGGCCACCGACAACCCGCTGGTGTTGTGTTCGGTAACTGGTGAGCAGATTAACGGTTGGGCGCGGAACCGGGGGCAGGCTGACGAGGAGTGGGTGTCGAACGAGAAGTGGGCGACTATGCAGGCCGACAAGCTGGGGACGGCGGCGGTGTATGTGTTCTCCGAGTTCCCCGGCCAGTTCTTTGCCCCGCCGTTTGGCCGCAAGTTCTATCTACAGGCGAAGGCGCAGGCAGAGGCAGCCCCGAAGGCGTAGCGCCGACGAAGAATAGCGGGGCCGCGTAACAGCGGCCCCTCAGACACAGGAAACTCCAATGGGTATAGACGCGGTACGGCGTTGGATTGCCGGGGGTGTCGATACGAGTAGTTACGAGGACGAGGGGGCCGTCCGCGAGCTTACCGACCTTCTGGCGGTGAAGTCCGGGGCGGATAGGTCAAAATTGCAAACGGCGCTGGAAGACAGGTATCTTTCAGTGTTGGAGGGTGCCGCCATTGTAACGGCCTACGACTGGTTGCAAAAGACGAGCGGCGTTACGGCGGCTGAAAGTCCGGTAATCGCGGCGGCGCGGCGCTGCCGGGGACTTTCCTACGCTGCGGCCCAAGAGTTTGTTGGGGCGCTTTTGGAGCAAGAGGAGGTTTGTCGCGCCTTTTTGCGAAACGAAGTTGTGTCTATCGCAGCCGCAATTTCGGAAGTGCGTCGCGAGGTAGGATTGACCGCTGGCGAAGTTGAAGCGGCGCTGCGGGATTACGACCGGGCAATGGGTAATGAAACGCGGGAAGTAATCGCGGCGCGGCAAGTAGTGGCGCGCCGAGAACGGGAGCTGGCCGAAGCGCAGAGCCGTTTGGCGGAGCTGCAAGGCCAGTAACGCGCTACGGGGGCCGTTTTGACCGGCCCCTGGCTACGGAAGGTGGCGAAATCTGGCAGCCGCGCCCCACGCTTGGAAGGGGTGACGCCAACAGCCCAGGGGCGTATATGGGTGAGCGTCGTCTAGGTTCAAATCCTAGTCTTCCGACCACTACCGGCCAGCCGTTCGACACGGAAGCGCTTTACGCGAGGCGCGTGTCTGGTGAACAGTCGGTAAATCCCGCAGAGAGCGGATCGTTACCGTAACAAGCTCGTGGGCGCACAGGTTTGTATAAAACGGAACTCTGCGGCAATTTTATTTAGCGAGGCGAGCAATGCACGGCATTTTAGGAGAGGACAACCGCAATAAAGTATTGGCAGACCTTGGTTTATCCGGGGTTTCGCTTTCTTGGGAGTTCTATCCGGGGCGAACTGTTCCCGGGTCTAGAAATAGTTGCGGTGAGTTTTCTTGGAGGGGAGGCGACTACACGATCCGGCTGGCGACCGCTTATTCGGAGGACGAACTACTTTCGACACTTGCTCACGAGTGCCGTCACTTGTGGCAAAAAGTGACGGGGGTACTCGACTATCGGTACTGCGCGTCGCATCGGCGCTGGGGTTGGTATTGGAACGGGTCAGTGTACGTTCCTGAGAAGCGGGGGCCGGTGCGGCGTTGGGGCTACGAAAACGCCCCCGACGAACGGGACGCACGCCAATACGAGCGGGAAGCAGTACGGCGCTTGTTCGGTTTCGACTACACACGGCCCGCATATTCTAAGCGCGAGTACGCGGGTGCGTTAGCACTTCAATTGAAGGCCAATCGAAAGTGAGGGTAAATGAAACTGACTGAGCACGAACGGGAACTATTTCAGCGCTATCGAGAGCTAGAAACAAAACACAGCGCCGAGGAACCGCCGCTGTGGCGCGCTCTTAGTTTTCCTACGCTTTTGTCGGTTTTGCTAGTAGTGGCGGCGCTATCGATTGCCGGGGTAGTACACCCCGCCTGGGGTCTGTCCCTTCCGTTGCTGGCGTTCTTTTGGGTTGTTTTTGGCAGTGGGAAAGAGACTGAATGAATAAGCCAGCCAACAAAGAACCGCGCAAAGAGCGTGACCACTATCCTACTCCGTTTGCGTTAGCGCTGGCTTGTGTAGGCAGAGCAGCGACCCTGACCGGGGAAGCCGCGCCGCTGTCAGGCCTTCGGGCGCGAAACGTACTTGACCTGGGCGCAGGCAACGGGGTTTGGGGAAGGGCGGCGAGGGCAATTTATTGGAGCGCCTGGTTAGACGGGTACGAACTTCGGCCTTCGCCAAAACCAACGCATTATGACGGCTGGTGGACAGAGGACGTACTTGCCGCCGACTTTACAACGCGCTACGGACTTATCCTTGCTAACCCACCCTACAGCTCCGCCGAGGCCTTTGTACGATTGGCGCTGCGTCTACTGACCCCCGGTGGGCGGGCCGCTTTTCTGCTGCCTCTTGGCTTTCGTGCCTCGCAAGAGCGAAACAAACCGGACGGCGGTCTTTGGAGTATGGCTCCGCTCCGCGAGCTGGCCGTAATTACGCCGAGGCCTAGTTTTACCGAGAACGGCAATACCGACAGTACCGATTACGGCTTGTTTGTATTTGAGAACGGTTACGCGGGGCCAGCCGTACTTACGACGCTTCATTGGTCGCGCCCGAGCCGAAAGAAGGTGGTTCAATGCGAGGACGAACAGTACGAGACCTCGTTAGCGTAGAAAAACGGAAGCAGCAATGCTCCCTCTGCGGTAGCCGTGCCGGGGAAGTAACCCTTATGCGAAGCGTCAGTAATCGAGTGGGCGCGGCGGAGTACGTCTGTTTTGGCGGCTGTAAAAAACAACTTCAAAGCCAGATTCGCCGTTTACGTAAGTCAATTGAGAAGGAACCTAAGTGAGCGCACTAAAAGAACTGGCCGCTAAGATCGCGGCCCTGGCAAAACGGGAAGGGATTAGCGCAGCTGAGGCCACGCGCCGGGTACAGGAGCAGGCTAAGAAGAAGGGGTAGCGGGGCAATCCTCAATAGTGAAGGAAACATTACAGTGGACGCAAACGAGTATCAGCGGCAAGCGCTTCGGACGGCAGCTACTCTTTCGGGGCGAGACGAGCGACTGTTAAACGCGGCGATGGGGCTTGCGGGTGAGGCCGGAGAATTTATCGAAGCGCTTAAAAAGAGCCGCTTCCACGGGCACGTGCTTGACGAAGCGGCCCTTCATAAAGAGTTGGGTGACGTTCTGTGGTACTGCTCTCTGGCGGCAGCCGCGCTTGGTGCAACGTTGGGGGAGGTTATGCAAGGCAACCTTGATAAGCTGCGCCGCCGCTACCCTAACGGCTTTTCGAGCGTTGACAGTCTGCGCCGCGTAGACGAGGAGGGGGTTTGATGGATCCAGACGAAAACGAGACCGTGTTTATTACGGTTTACGTGATTATTAACCGTACAGGTAGCCGGGTTGAAACGCTGTTTGATACAGGGCTGTCCTGGGCTGAATGGAACGACCTGGACGACGAAGCCCGAGACATTATTGCAGAAGAGGCGTTGTCTAGTATCCTAAATTGGGGTTGGGAAGTATAGAAGGGGGTCTTTTTGGAGCCTACAAAAACCTGGACGCCTCTGTACGAGAAGTCGATTGTGTACGATCCTGAGACCCGTGACTTTGCTATGTACTTGGACGGTGAGTTGGTCGGCTTTACGCGCACGTTTCGGGAAGCGGAGATTGCCCTGGACGAGCTTGTATACGAGCTGATGAACGGGGAGTATTTCCGCGAAGCCGCATAACCTGACCGCCTTTTCAAAGCCGCCCCTTCCAAAGAGGGGCGGCTTTTACGTCTCTTTGGAGGGCTGTATGGCGGAACTGCTGTACGGATACATTACTACCGAGCCGCCGAACCGCCCCGGTGAGCCTACCATCTATGTTTTGCTGATTAACAATCGACCGATTGCCTACACCACCGACCGCGTACAGGCCGAGCGGGCGCTTTGGAAGATCCTCGGCGATAAGCAGGCTGCGCGAGAGCGGGAACTAGGCGGCTCGGTAGACAAAGACGCTTCGCAACGGTAGAGTACCAGTAAACAAACGGGTACGGCGAACAAGCCGGTTTGAAGGGCTTGTTCGCCGCTCTTTTTATTTGTCGGGACAGCAATAATGTTGCTACCCCTGTCCGCAGGCCGCGCCGAGGGGGCGCGTAGTTCGTTGTCGGATCTTATCGCCCGAACAAAACAGGAGGTAGACCTACAAAAACTGCTGGCAGGTAGGCTGGAAAACACCCGTGAATTTGGCCGCTACATTCGTGCCTGCTGTATTGCGCCTGACCACCGGGATAGCGCGCCGTCAATGATGGTCTACCCTGACGGGTGTGTATGTACCGCGTGCGGGTACAAAGCAGACGCAATCGACGTTTATCGGCTTTTTAACGAACACGTCTCGGTACGCGCCGCCTGCGAAGCTCTGTTGGCCGGGGACTATGCACTGACCGACGCGGATACTCCTCACCGCCGGGCCGAAGTTCGACGGCTAGACCAGGGCCTTGCGGTCAAATACCACTTCGCGCTCGTGGAAAATACAGACGCCCTAGCGCGGCTGCTCGCATATGGACTTACCAAAGCGGCTATTCGGCAGTGGCGCGTAGGGCTGGCTACGGTTGGGGTGGAGGTAGCAGACGGCGTTTACGAACAGCAAGAGCGCTTTGCTATACCCGTCTTTGTCGGCGGTCAACTGCGGCAGATACTCTATCGCGCCAGTTTACCCGAGCAACGCGGCCCAAAGATACAAATGGAGACCGGCGCGGGTAGTTGGCTTTTTGGAGCTGACACTGCCGTTGGGGCCGACACCGTAGTGATTGCGGAGGGGTGGGCCGACGCGGTTTGTCTCTGGCAGGCGGGTATTGTTGCTGTAACTTCCACCAACGGCGCGGGTCACTGGCGCGGCGAGTTTGACGACTACGTAGCTACTGCGCGCAAACTGTACGTCTTGGGCGACGCCGATCAAGCAGGGCAACGAATGGTTGCGCGTCTAACAGAACGTTTTACCTGGGCGCGTCCGGTTAGCCTGCCGTTGGTGTTGGGTGGCAAGGGCGACGTTCGGGACTTGTGGAACGCGGGCTGGCGGAGACCTGAGTTTGAACGTCTGCTAAAGCGGGCGGATATTAGAAGCGCCTGGAAGGCGGCAGGCGGTACGTAGAGCGTTCGACCCGGTGAAGTGGCCTAACTGTCCGGCTGGCCCGGACTAGAAAGATTTGCAGTAAATGCGTTGGCCGCAGCGCAGACTACGAGTAGAGGCCGCTGGTTTGGTGGCGCAATTCGACCGGCTACTGTCGGCGAGGCAAAGCAGGGGCGTTCTGACGGCGACGGAACGGGTTCGTTTTCTGGCGGGTCTGCAAACAGTAATTGAAACCGCGAGCTTGCTTCCTTACGAGGAGGCTGCTTCGGTGAGTACGGACGTACTAAGTCAAGCTATTCGAGATATTCCCGAATGGTTACTCGTTTACGAGGAGAATGCCGAATGATGACCGTTCCTCCGCTAGGGGCATTAGCCGAATTGTCCCGTGAAGTAAGCGAACTGCAAGGCCCGTTGAAAGAGTACGCAGCGGGGGCGCTTTCGTTGGAACAGGCGCTTTCAGCAGCGGTCTACGCGCTGGGCAAGGCGCTCGTGGCGAGCCGCCACCAGACCGAGCATCATAAGCGGCTCTGTATGGAGGCGGGTACGGCTGCGCAGGCGGCCAGGGACGCGCTTCGAGCAGCGGAGCAGGCGGGCGCGCAGATGCGGAGTGACCTTGAAGCTGCGCGTGAGATCGGAGCGGCCCGCGCACGCGAACTGCTGTCAGTGGTTACGCTTCTGGACGCGGACGTACTGCGCCGGAACACCGCGCTTGTGTCGGCAAATCGAGAGCAAGCGCGCACAATAGCCGAGCTAGAGCGGCGCGTAACCGAAGCCGATGCGTATGCGGATTATCTGTACGGGGCGTTAGAGCGTATCGGGAAGTTGACGACGGCGGCTTTACTGAGTGAGGACGCGGAGGAGTAAGCGCCTATGCGCAACAACACCTATCTGTTGGAGCGGGCGCGAGAATTGTTTACCTCGCGCCGCGACCTTCTTCAACTGCTAGACGATAGTGTTTTAGCCGAATACGGACTGACGCCACCCGAAGTGCGGCTTTTTGCTGCCTGCCTTATTGAAAAAGAAGCGGGGTTGGCCTCCGCCGAGCGGTTGGCGGCTGCACAAGGCTGTCAGGCGTCCCTGCTGCCTTACGCTAGGCAAAGCCTACAGACTAAAGGTCTTCTCGCGCTGGACGGCGATACGATTAGCCTACCGGCGCTGTCAGCTCTTCGGGTGGAAAGCGAAGAAGAGGCGTTTGTAGCGCCGACGCTGCCGCCGGAGCCGAAGCTCGTTTTTAAGCCAATGCGCCAGCGCGTGGTGTCTATGGCGAGGGCAGAAAAAACACCGGCAGCGGGGCTGGCCCAGGTCTACGCGCTTTTGTACGGGGCCGGACACCCGCGACGAAACGCAGGTCAGTTCTTTGGCGTTCTCGGCAAGATTGCACAGGCGTTAGGCACAGACGCGGCGGCGCTACTGTTGTTGGAATACGCGCACGCGCAATTCGAGGGCGACCCCCTCGCGGAGTTGCTGCCTATCGCAATCGGTCGGGGTAAAGGGTATCGCCCCGAAAACGCCCCGGACGAAGACGCGCAACAAAACGAGCGTTTGTTTGCTGACCGCGCTAGTTGGGAGCTGCGAATGAGACGGTGGCTTCACGAGTATGGCGGAGAACCGCCCGCAGGTACGGTCGCTGCGGGCGCGCCTACACCTGAGCAGGCTACCGCAGACCTCCGCCAGATTGCCAGCGACTTTGCGCGTTGGCGGCAGGCGGGTTCCCCGGCCTTTCGTTGATTGTGCATTAACTGCACAAGTAGACGTACGCTTAGCAGGTGCGTATAGTGGCTTTGCAGGAAGCACTATCCGGCCAACGATACGGAACGGGCACGGCTTTGCGCAGTTTGCGCGGGGCCGTTGCCCACTTTTTTTTATTTGGAGCCGTCTATGCACGATCTACACCGCAGGGAACGCTTGCTTGTCTCTTTGCTTTACGCAAAGCCCGAACTTGTATCTACGCTCGGCCCCTCGGCTGGTGCTATCGAGGACGAAACGGCCAGGGCCGTTATGCGCGTGCTCGCCGCCGAGGGGCCAGCAATAGCGCGTCCCGGCCCCTTGATAGCCGCTCTAAGAGACTTGCGCGGGGATACTGCCAGTTTGGAGGGCGTTGAAGAGATCATTATGAACGCACCTCACCCTGACGAGGTGCGTATTGCGGAAGTACACGAGCTAAAGGCGCAGGTAGAGCGGGCGGCTGCGGGACGTAGCTTCAAAGGGCGGGCTTCGGCGGCAGTAGACCTGCTGGGGAGCAATGACGAGCTGGCGGTAGCTAAGCTGCGCCAGGAGATTGACGCCTACACCAGGGCGCGAATTGGGCGCGACCACACGGCTACCGGCATTGCTGGCCGACTAGGGCAGACGAGTAAACACATTCGTTGGAAGTCCGGCTGCGCCGATCTGGACTTTGCGTTTCGCGGGGTAGGCCCGGACGGCCAGCCCGGTGACGGTCTCCTGGCGCAGGGTGAAATTCTGGTGTTGGCCGCGCAGTATGGGGGCGGCAAAACCCGTATCGTCAATAATTGGGTGGTGCAGTTGTTGGAACAGGGAGCCTCTGTGGCAATGGTCGCCCTGGAAGATGACGACGTATCGTTTGCCACCCGCTTGATCGCTATCAAAGAGAACGTAGAGCCTTGGAAGATAGAACAGTTCGCTACGGGCGCTTGCGTATTTCTCGGCGCGGAAGCGGCAGCCGACACAGAGAAGTGCGAACGGGGGCTTGCTTGGTGGCGGGGGCTGGAAGGGCGTTTGCGAATTTACGACGGTAACGCAGACCTGAATATCTTTGACTACCGAGACGCCCTAGAGTTGATGCAGCTAGACCGAGCACTTTATAAAACGACCCATACGATTATTGACTATGTGACGGCTTGGCCGGGGGATACACAGCAGCTCGAAGCCCACGCTTACGGACTTCGCGCCTTCGCGGCCCGCAATGAGGTTGGTCTTATCGAAATTGCGCAGCTCGCCAATGACACCATTAAGTTCGGTTCAGCCCCCGGCCAGGTGGCCGCTAAAGGAAGTGGAGCCTGGGGCGCAGCCGCCCACATCGGCATCGAACTATTTTTCGACCCGTCGATTGGGCACAAAGAGGTAGGGTTGGCCGTTAAGAAAGCGCGCAACGCGGCGCGGCAAACCGTATACGCCGAACTGTATGAGACCACCGGCAAAGTGAAGTGCTGGAAAGGTACCAGCGACTATTTAGACTTGCCTACCGCTAAAAAAGAACCAGCGAAGAAAGGAGGGCGCAAGTGAACCCAGGCCCGCTTGACCGGCTGTTGAATTATGTCGTTGCCGCCGGTGCTCGCCAACCCGCCGCTTGTCGGGACGCAGAGAAGCAGCGGTCGGTAAGTCCACTCTTGGCCGAGGCGTTACTGTTAATGGCGGCTGACTTCGGCCTAGACGAACCAGTACGGCGCGAAGAAGTGGCCGACATTAATCTAACTGCCGCTGACCTCGCCTCAGCTCAGCCCTACACAATCAGCCAGCTCTCCGCTTTGGTCGGTCTCGGAAGGTCGTCTATCCACCGGGCACTACAGCGCCGCCCGCTTCTAGGAGGCAGTAATGCCTAACGCCGCTAGAGACGCAGGTATTCGCGCTGAACGGGGCTTCGCAAAAGCCCTTCAACGCGCCGCCGGACGGGTCGAAGACCCTGTTCTTCGCAATGTCGTTACCTCCACCGGGCGCGTTGGGGAGCTGACCTCCCTCGGCTTTGACCTTCTTATCGGCAACCCGGAAACGGGTACGGCGTTAGTGGGGGAGAGTAAACGACGTAAGACAACGCTGGGGGCCGAGGCGTTAAAAGCGCTTTTGCAGTTGGTTCGCATCAGTCACGAATGGAAGCGCGCCCCTGCTTTTTGTTTTGCGCTGGCGGATAACGCACCAGAGTGGGTACCGACACGAGACGGTAAGCGTCGCGTACCCCGTTCCTGGGTAGCCTTTCCGTTGGAGTATGTCTGTTCTTTGTTGGAGGCGAAACGGGAGAACGTTCGATTGCGGGCGTACCTGTTGGAGCGCCACCCGGACGTATTGATGGATTTTGTAGACACCGAGCGGAAGACAGTTGAGGAAGAGGAGGACGACGAGTGCTAGAGAAGTATCCTAATCTAAAGACGGCCACCGCAGCGCTTTTCGAGCTGTTGGAGAATACCGAAAGCGGGAAGCTGCGGGCCGCTAGGATTGTGCAGGCGATTAAGCAGCAGGAGCTTTATCGAGAGCTGGATTTTGGCTCGTTCAATGCTTTTCTTCCAGAGCTGCTGCGAATGACAGAGGCAGTCGGTTGGGGGTCTGCTAGAACAATTCGCGGCTACCTGGCCTTTGTGGAAGTATACCTGGACGGACTAGAACTGGAAGGCGAAGAGGCGCTGGCAGCCGTTACGCACTTGCAGTTGCTTTTGCGGCTGGCCGACCGCGACCGAAAGACAGGGGAACTTCGGGCCGACCCCGAGAAAGAGGGTAAGCTGGGTGCGGTACAGTTTGAGGCTGTGGTTAAGGTAGTGACCGCCCTGGTGAACGCGCCAGTAGAAACGCAGCGTACCGGCCTGGGGTCGGAGGAAACGCGGGAACTGCTTTTAGCGCGTGGCCTTCACCACGAGGCGGAACTGTACGTGGCGGTTGTCGGTCGCCCTCCGCGCCTTCCGGCTGGGGGTATCGCAGTCGAAGATACAAAAGCGCTTGTAGACCAGTTGAGCGGTAAGGTCGAAAAGGCGGTACCTTCTCGACTGTGGGTTATTGGGGATGACGGCGAGACAGTGGTGCTATCTTCGCTAGAGTTTTATTCGGGTGAACGGCTGCTGGAAGCAATCGCTTTGCGCGGGCAGGTTATGGAGAAGACGAACTTTGAGGAACTGCGCGGCAAGGATAAGGTTCGTAATACGGAGAAGCACTAATGCTAATTATCACCAAAGAGGATAGCTATCGCGCCGGGGCACTTGTTCGCGTGCTGCGAGAAACCGAGGCGCGTTACTACGTCGAGCCGGTCAGGAACGCAGCGGGACGGCGCACGCCGGGGGGGGGGTCTCTTCACGGTACGAAGGCTCGCGGCGGGCTTTACGTCGCTAAAGACAGTGTATTGCTGTTTGACGCAACAGAAGCCGACTACGAAAAATACGACGCGCTGTACCAACACAAAGAATTGCAGTTAAAAGCGGCCTATGACGCATACCTTAACGCAAGGCATCAGATTGACGCCGCGTACCAAAAGGGGATAAAGGACATTAAATCCACCACGGGGTAGCTCTCTGCCACGAAAATACTTCAAAAGAGGTCGCCGAGTGCTACCTCTTTTAGTTGAAAGGAAGCTAAAAGTGCTCATTGGTGTGGACTTTGACGACGTACTAGCGGCGCTGATCCCCGCCTGGCTGGGCGCTCATTACGGAGCGGGCGGCTCGCGGGTTACACCTGCCCAGGTAACAGACTGGCACTTTAGTTGTTTACCTGACGCGGAACGGGACGCTTTCTTCTCCGTAAGAACGCCGCAGCTTTACGACGCCGTGTTACCGCTTCCAGGCGCACAGGAAGGTGTGGCTTCTATTTTGGCGCAGGGCCACCGGGTCGTTGTCGTGTCAAGTGATACACAACCTTACGCCGCCGCAAAACAGCGCTGGCTTGACCGTTACTTTCCAAAACACAGACTGTTCCTGGTGTTGGCAAAGCAGAAATGGGCCGCTGTTCGTTTTGACGTGCTCATTGACGATGCGCCCCACAATACGCCAACCATTCTCTTTAGCCGTCCACATAACGCGCTCTGTACAGCCCCCCCGCTGGCGCGTGCGCGGCTGGCAGGAAGTGCCGTTTGTGCTTGACTTGATCGCGGGGCGACACCTGCGTTGGTGGGGAGCTGCGAAGCAATACAACGCGGAAGTAGACAGCTAATAGAACGTCCTCTATACTACGGGAGCTTCGCAACAATCGCCGTCAGGCAACCAAGGTAGAGAGGAGGGTATCTATGTAAGGAGATCCAATGCGTCGGGATATTTCAGAAGTAGGCCGTCTCGTGCTTTGGCTTTATCGGCGCAGCTCCGCAGACGCACCGCCAGAAGCCGAGCGTCTGCTAGAGGCGCTGGCTAATGGTTGTGGCGACGTACAAGACCCGTTTGTGTCGGCGGGTATCGCTATTCGCAACGGTCAAGGTACGGAAGGGCTTGCACGCGCCGTAAGCCGCGCCGCGAGCGACCGTTTAAGAGACCCGGCTACGCTACTGGCCCACATAGACCAGAACGGCTATACCCAGGCGACCGTTCGGGCGGTACTGCAAGTTCATTACCTTGCGTTTAAGAACGCGCCGTTGGGAAGTGACGAGCAACTGGTGTACGTGGACGTATCGAACGCCCTGCCGAGGCTGCTTGAACAGGAGCGGCAAGTAGCCTATGCGTTGATCAAAGGGTATCGGCCCAAAGAGATTGAAACCGCGTTCGGTTCAAACGGTTCTCGGCTCTGCCGACAGGTCGCCGCAGCAATCGTCCGCGTATTGGAGGCGTCGCATTGAAGCGCTATTTGGATTGGTATCTGTGCTCCTGCGGTGCCCGTCGAAAGAATGAATGGGCCGATACGCCGTGTTTGGTGTGTGGAGAACGAAAACCAATAGTGCCGCCTATCTTGGATAAAAAGGCGGCACTCAAATCCCTTCGTTTGGATTGGAAGGGACAAAGCAAATGAAAGAAGCACTGCTGGCCGCCTGGTTTGGGGTGATACTTTTCGCGCTGTGGGTTTGGCTTATTTGGTTTCTCGCCAGCCTTAGCGCTACGTTTCAGTTTATGTATCGCCACGAACAGGCTTTTTTCTTTGGGGCGACGGCTGTATTGATGGTCAGCTATCAAGTCGTACTCGCCCTGTTTCGATAAATAAAAAAAAGACCGCTTTACCAGTTGTTTTTCTGGTAAAGCGGTCTTTTTTTTATTGGGCGATAGTCGAAGGTTCTCGAATATCGTCGGCCAGAGAGACAACTGCATTAAATGCAGTTTCGACAAGAACGCACCAGCGTTCCCGCGACAGCCAAAGTTTCACGACGCCGACAGGCACCGGGCCGACTGTGGCGGGCAAAACGTCATATGCGCGTTCTGCCAGCGCTTTTCTGTAGCGAATACCGGCAGGGGAGCGCAACCATTCTAGAGCCTCGTCGCCGTACTCAGCGGCGGTCACAAGGGCGGCGCGATACACAGCTGCCACCGTCTGGTGGGCAAAACGTCGGACGGTGGCACTTGCCAAGAGAACAAGCACCACCCCCGACACCAGGGCGGTTCCGGCCAGGTAGGGGACATACGGGATAAGCCGCTCCATTGATTAGTCCTTCTTCTCGGTCGGCGGAACAAAAAACACTTTCCGCTCAAACACAGCCAACTCGCTTTCGAGTTGCTGGATCTTCTGCGTATGTACGGTTAGCTGTAGGCGTAACGACTGATTTTCCTCGTAGAGTACATAATACTTTGTACGCCAATCGTCCACGCGAGCTTTCCAGGTTTCTACTTCTTCTTCCAGGCGAACTACGCGGTCGCCTAGTTCTTTTAGGCGTAGTTCCTGGCGATCAATGTCTTCGCGTAACTCGTCCCTAAGCGACTTACCCTGAGAAATAACGTCGCTGTCGCGGTCAATGAATTTGCCCGCCAACCGGGTGAGCAGCGCTGCAAGACCCGCCCCGATTGCGGCCCACAGCACATCATTCATTACAGCCCCGCTTTCTGTGCAAGGCGCTGCCGTAACGAGGCGAGGCCGTTAAAGAGTGCTACTAACCCGTAACAGTAGACGCCAGTGGAAAACCCCGTCGCACCAAACAACGCGAGGGCTACAAACGTCCAGGCTACCCCGGCAAAGAAAGAAACGGTTTCGCGCCAGTGGTGATTGTTGCTAAGGACGCTGGCGAGTTGGCAGCTCCCAAGGGCCAAAAAGAACATACCCCATACGAACTCTTTACCCGCAACGGCCTGGTCGAGAACGCGAAAGGCGGAGGTGTACGAAACGCGGTCAATAAAGGCAAACACAAAACCCCAGCCGAGGGCAAGCAGCGAGGTAAAAAGCTCGAAGACCCAAAAGGAGTTACCGGCAAGAAAGCGTATCGCTGCGTTTCTCATTCGCGCAGGTCTCCTTTAATGCGGGCTGTTTGCCGCCGCCAGAGATACGAGCGCAGAAACGCACAGCAATTAAAAACCGCCACCAGGCTGTACACTACCGCGCCCGTCGTAAAGGGATTGGCTTCCAGCAGAAGGATTACGATAAATACCCACAGAAAAACGGGTAGCAGCGCAAACCTCCCGCTAGCAGATAAAAATAAAGCCCCGTGGAAAAGGCCAAACAAGAGGAAGAACAACCCCCAGGCCCACTCATACGGCACGAGCTGCCGCATACCGGCGAAAGAGGGGCTGGTACTAAAAATTCCTACCCAGGGGTTGAGCAAAAGCAAACCCCAGCCAATTTCGAGGCAAACGGTAAATAGTTCAAACGCTCGAAAGTCGGTAAGCATTAGCGCTCGCCGCATAATGGCCCTCTATTCTGCCACTGGCTCGGTAAACCAGCGTGCGATAAAACCACGCCCGTCCGTCAACCACAGCCAGGGGCCGTCATTTTCCGTCTTTGGCTGCCGCCGCGTCTCCACAATCGTTCCCGCCGGAAGTGCGGCCACACGGGGGTATTCGCGTCCTGGCCCTTGCCGAATGGTCAGTCCCGCTGCGGCGGTTACGCGCACGCGCTGTAGTTGCGTTTCAGCGGTACGGCACTCCACAAGCAACTGATGCAGAATAGGGCCGGGGCATTCGGATTGCTTCGGCAAAAGCGCGTAGCGTTCCTGCGCTCGCGGAAACCCCGACGAACGTGGATACTCATTGTGGCCGAACACCGAGCGCCGCCCCCAGCCGAAAGCCGCGCCGAGAATATCAAACAGTTCGACAGTGGAGGCCCACTGTTCCGCCGTGGGTGTTTGGCCCTTACCCAGCGTCAAGTGTACGGCCAGGTGGCGGTCATTACCATAGCCGTTACCGCAGTGCCACGCGGTTAGGGTTAGACCCCGCGTCTGATAGCGCTGTCCGTTAGAAAGCACTACGTAGTGATACTGCACACTGTCGGCTCCAAGCCGGTTCTGGTGTTCCCGTAAAACTACCGTTTCGACAAACCGCAGTTCTTTTTCCGGGTTGCCATACACAAGCAGCTTAGGGCCGTTATAGTGCAGCGCGCCTCCAAGTGGGCTGCCCCGCCGACGTACCCGACTGTAGGGCGTACCCGCCTCGCGTGGGCGCACAGAAAGCCGGGAGCGAATATCAATTGCTCCCGCTTCGGGAAGAGTATCCTTCATTTGGTTTTCCTTACGAGCGCAGGCGCGCTTCAAGGGCTGTAACCCGCGCTGACAACTCTTTTACGGCCCCCACAAGCAGGGGGATCAGCTCTTCATACGCCACCGCCAGTGTGCCGTCCTGCCCTTCTGACACCAGTTCAGGTAGTACCTCTACCAACTCCTGAGCGACTACGCCGTAATGACGCCTTCGTTGACGGGCCTCGTCGGCTCGAAGGTAGTAGGAGCGGGGCCGAACGCCTTGAAGACGGTCTAGGGCGTTTGGTACGTCGGCTATGTCTTCTTTCAGGCGTTCGTCGGAACCGACAACCCAGGCTTGATTGACCCAGGGCAAGCCGTCTCCGCGAATATACAAGTGGTTTTGCGTCCAGCCGTTGTTCGCGCAAAACAGGCTATGTCCGTTACTGTCATTCGTTGTCGCAAACATAACCGCCCGGACGTTTGAAACAGGGGCGCGTCCGAATGCCGTAGTTCCTGAGAACTCCACATTCGCAGGGCCAAAGCCAATGTCCGGCCCAATACGCAGAAGTCCCCCGCCCGCCACAATCGCGTCTACGCGGTTATTGGCGTCGTGGAAAACAATCGAGGTAGTATCCAGGCCGTTCAGGAGTAAGGTAGCCCCACCTGTAGCCCAGGTAGACCCGGTGGGTGTGAAGTTGAGCGCGTCATTGCCGACACTGAGCCAGCCGAATGCGCGTAAGCGGCCCGACACCGCAACACCTTCACTGTACTGCTCGCCGTGATTGACCCGCAAAAAGCCGTCGTTTATGTCGGTGAGAGCGGTGCGCCCTTCGAGTTGAACGTTACTACCACCCGCAGCGTTCAGCTTTCTTACGTCGAGGGTTCCACGGGTACGCACCCCCGCCGAATGGCCCTCTCCGCCCAACTCTACGAACCCGGCTTCCCACTGCAAAAAAGCCGGGTTTGTGTTTGTCGAGTTTTTCCGACAAAGGCCCGATCCGCCAATTTCAATACGCCGCGCAACTGAATGGAATATCATTTCTGCGGCAGTACCAGCAAACGCGCCGTAAAACGCACTGGCTTGTCCGCCGTCTTTTGTGCCAATGGCGATACAGGTAAGCTTTCCGTCTTCCTGTGGGCTACCGGCGGGGCGGGAGAAGAACACGTCGTTTATTGACCCGCTGTACAGGTCAAGAATTTTGCGTACCCGTGGATTTGTCTGGCTAACCTCTTGCCTTCCACCAAAAACCACAGCTACGGGAAAGTCCGTATTTGGTTCGGAAAGGTCAGTTACCCAGGTCACGGCGTTTCGTGCGTTGTAGTTAACGCCGCTACTCAGCAAGGTAACACCCGCCGTACCTATTTCGACGTTACCTTCGCCCGCGATTACTGTTCCGACAATAGTAAGCTCGCCCGCAGAATTATCCCAAAGCGCGTAATTGTTGCCTGCGTTGCCGATCAATACATCGCCGTCGTCTACGTTGACCCCATTGACGACACCGGCCTCATTCAGCGCAAAAATAACTTCGTTGTCGTTGTTGTATCCAACAACCCCGTAATTACGAACCTCGGTACGCTGCGCGTCGGGCGTACCCACAAGCAAATGGCCGCCGCCTTTAATTTCGACGGACGCCCCATTCTCTACCGACAGACCGCCGACCCCAAGAATGCGCAGTTTACCAGTAGCGCTTTGCAGCTCCGCCTGTTTCTCGTTCGCCGCGTTGTAGCCCGCCAACCCGGCGGCGGCCAGCTCAGTCCGCCCCCCGGCGGGCATACCCGCGTAAATACGCCCCCCGCCGACAACGGCCACGTCTCCGCTGCCACTCACCCGCATACCCCCCGCGTCCTTAACCTCAATACCAAGAAACCCACTTGCAGGGTCTCCTATCGTCACAATCTCGGCGTTGTCCCCGTTAAGGACGCTAATTCGTGGGTTGTTACTGTCCGCCCCGCCAACCGTGAGTTGGCCTGAAATAATATTCTCAGCTTTGAGGGTGCGTAGCTGGACGGCAGCCCCCCAATCGCCTCCCACAAACGCCGTGGGTTCGATAAACGTACCCGTACCGTCTTCTCGCTCATATTTAACGGCATCAGCTTCAACAGAACCGGCAGAGCAGCCCACCGACACAGAAGCCGCACCAGCGGCGGTTAAGAGATACTGCCGAAAGAAACGATACCAAGTACCGTCGCCCGGATGTTCGTTTGTTTCGACCTCTACCCCGTCAAGCCCCAACCGAATGATTGGCCCGCTTGTGGCGGCGCTGTGGTTAACCGCCAACGTAATTGTCGCAGGTGCGGTGGCCCGAACCGCCAGGGACAGCGTACCCGCGCCAACGTTCTGCGGTTGACCCCCGTCTACAGACTGACTAATAGAGGCCCCCGCTGAAAGCAACACTACCACGCTACCGTCAGCGCCCAGCGTCCCCGACGCTACAGACACCGTACCACTCGCGGCCCACTCGTTTGGTTTCGTTTCGCCTCGATTGTAGAACTCGAAGGAGCCGTTTGAAAGGAGATTAGGGCGCACCCCCGTAACCGCGCCTACTGCCTCTTGTGCGACGCCCAACGAAAGGTCACGAATGGCGCGTTCAACCCCACCCAGGCGAGCCGTTAGTCCTCGTCGGCCTAAAAGTACAAGGTCTAGCTGCGAAATAGAACTCATAAGTATTCCAAAGAAAAAGCCCACCCCGAACGGAGTGGGCCTTCTGCACTAAACGCACTGCTATTACGTAAGCACCCAGGTTGCTGGGGTCTCTGCGGCTGTCTCATTAATAATCGAAAAGACAAACCGCATTTGATCCTCTTGCGGGCCTAGCTCAGCTGCGATAACGCGGCAGATGTGCTCGTTTTTCCAGGGCACAAGCGGCGTCACTACGCGCACAATATCTCCGAGAAAGAAACTACCCCACTCAGCCGCCGTTCGGGGAACGTAGCCTTCCAGGGTCATTGTCGGCCAACGACGTTCCCGCAGGGTATCAACACCAAACTGTCGTGCTTGTGCCTGGTCTTTTGCACCGCTTAGGGTCAGTACCGCCGCTCTAAATTGACCTGTTGTATCGTAGCGCAGGGCGGCTGTGCGTCCGTCAGCCGGATTGTTGCTGTCAGCCACCACCACCGCCGCGTTGATCGTGTCGGCTACCGACCCGGTAACAGTCGCCGACAGCAGATTGCGCCCCTGGAAGAGCAATACGCTGTCCCGCTTATCTGACCCGCGCCGCCCCCGAAAGTGGACGCGCAGATGGTCGTCTACCCAAAAAGCGGCTTTGTGATCCTCCGTCAGTTTGGAGAAAACGTCGAAGCAATCCGCATACGTCGCTTTGAGAAACGTAGCGTTTTCTGCGTCAAATACACCAGGGCGCAACGGGGAGCGCCCGTTGCGCGTAACCGCGCTCTCAAAGACCCCCGCAGCTACGGCCCCCGCAGAGACCGGGCTACTTTCCCCGAACAGAACGGACTGTCGCGTAATCTGGCCGCGCAAGAGGTATTCGGCGCTACGGAGGCCGACGCTCACGGTTCCGGTATCGCTAAAGGAAACCTGTTCTACTTCGCCAACAAACGGAGGAACACCGTCTTCGTAGAGCCAGTGTAGTGCGCCGAACTGACAGACGCGGGCTAAATCAGGCGTTTCTGCGGGAAGGTCGAAGGTTGCGGTTCCTACGTCATTAAGAACCCAGGCGCGGCTGACGTTCGTGGCAAAAGGGCTAACGCGAAGGTCGCTGCCGTCAGGGAGCGTGTACGCAAGCACCGTTTGTGGCATTCGACCTCCTAGTGGCGTGCCTGCCAGGTAAGCAGCAGCCTCACCTGCCCGCTACCCGCGCTTGTGCGACACACAATTCTATTCTCGCCCGGAACAAGCCGCAGCCAGGAGGACAGTTGATACGACACTTCTTTCGTCTGGAGATCCCCGGTAACGGCTCGCGTGGCGCAATCAATGCGCCCCGTCTGATTGACGCTCATTCGAGCGGTAATGTGAAACGGGCCGCTGCGTAGGCCGTCCGCTACGTTTTCGAGGGAAAAGGAAACAGGAAACTCCCCGGTGCCTATTCCCTGCTCGCCGCCAATCCCGCTGGGTGTCGGCGCAAATCCCGCGTCCCATCGCAGGGAAAAGCTCGTCACAAGCAGTGCCCTAACCGCCTGTCCGGTAACAGGGGCCAGGTTCTCAAAAACGAAGTGCGTTGGGACGGTGCCCCAAGCGTCAGTAACCACCCAGCCCGTGTCTAGAGTTGAGTTGCCGTTAATAGAAAAACCGCTCCAAAGCTGATTGCCGGTCTCAAACGCGGTTCCATAGCCACTTCTAATCCGGCGCAACTGCGTAGTGGTGCCCGCCGGGGCTTGATACCAAAGCCGTATCTGGTTAATTACGCGCAGGGAGTTTCCACCTGCGTGGTCGAGCACGAGGCGGCGCAACGTATCGCTACCCGCAGCGGAGGGATACCACGTCTCAAAGCCCGCTCTAATTCCGTGGAGCGGGTCAGCCGTAGAAATTGCCTGCGCCCGTAATCGTGTAGTGGGCGTTCCGGGTGTGCGTTCAATTCGCCAATTCAGTCCGTTGCGAACTTCACCCCAGGCGTTAAGCTGCTGCCGGGTAGTGCCCCGGTCAAAGTGCCATTCCGCGTTAGACGAGGTTTCGTAATTAATATCCGGCCAGTTGTCACCCATTAACCACGGGAAGGTGCGCGCAAATCCGGGTGCGTAGCCGTAGTTGACCCGCACAACAGTCGGCAATAGAACAGGCGCGCCAAAATCGTGAGTTTGTACCGGCGAGCCATAGACGCCGCGCTGTGTAATGCGCACGCTATAATAAAACTCATCAATACGCACTGGACTGTCGTAAACAAAGAACTCGTCCCCAATTTTAATTGTACTAGTCGAAGGTAGCGGGAAATAATTACCCTGGTTCAGACGCACCAATAACGTAAACGGGGTAGGGTCGCCTGCGCCTATTGTAGAAATGGGCGCTCCGTCTACGCGCCGCCCCACCATTGGTTTGCCATAATCCGGCCAATTGACCGGACGTATCCAAATATCGATACGGCTAGTAGTTCCCCGCCGACTAATCCGATGCGGCTGCGGCTGACCACCCACCGTAATCGACATATCAGCTAAATCAGTTCGTATTTTTCCGGCGGCAATTTCTGCGTTTACGTCCCAATCGGTTGCAAGCCGTATAGGATAGCCGAGCACCCGCGCCGGTTCCCAGGCCCACACATTTATTTCCCGATAGTACAGAGGTAACGGCCCGTCACTACCCACCGTAAGCGGCGTGACTTCAAGCACCGGCTCTACCGGCTGATTGCCGTTATACGTAAGGAACCACTCTTCAACGAAGCCGGAACTGAACGCGGTACGCAACGCGCTGGCGGTTGTCGGCTCTTCCCAGCGCATATCCGCCGTCTGTAGCGTCGCTGTAGCCTTCCGCCCGGTACGGTCAATGTTCAGCCCGCGTACCGCTACGCGCAGCGTCCGATAAGCGGCCTCAGTAGGGCGCTTCCGCTCTAACAGAAACTCGCGTGTGTCGGTTGGGTCAAAGACGCGCCGAAGCGTCGCAATTCTCGCGTCCAGATCGGCTGCGGTTCGCGCCACCAAATTGATACTTAGCTGTACGGTGGTTTCCCGCTGCGTCGCCCCCACTACTTGTGGGGTATTCCCTTTGCGTGGCGCATACGTCGCCTCCACCGGGTTCTGATCGTCAAAGTTCGACCCGCGAGTATCTAAAAGGAAGTTAGTTCCGTCGTTGAACTCCACCCCCTTAAAGCGAAAACTCGTTAAAAATGCCATTGGCTCCTCGCCTTGTCAAGAGATTTATGAGAAAATCGATTACAGTTTTGTAATGTGTGTTTGGCTTTGGAACGCGGTAAAACCGAAACAAGTACCCCAAACTGCCCTCTTTCACCCCTCTTTTTGTCCCACTAACTTGTTTTTAACTGGTATACTAAGAGGGCCTTTAGGGAGGTGGGGTTGTAGGAGTATGTCTCCTCTAGAAAACGCGTTAGCGTTTCCGTCGAGCGGAGCGAGACGGGCCTGGGGGTGCAGGGGCGCGGCTAGCGCCCCGCGTAGTTGTACGTGTTGCCCCTACCCTGCCTAGTGTCGGCCTGTGCGGCCCAAAGCGGGAAACTCGGAAAATATATAGGGTTGTGATACTTTTCACAACCCTCCTCGTTTACCCAACACAAGCCCGAAGAACAAGAGGACAAGATCCCCACTCGCCCTATCGGGCTTGTGTAGGCTATTCCAGCTCCCGCTCTTCCGAGAACTCTCTCCTAAAGATCCTCTCTGTTCAACTATTTGGATTGTGAAACTTTTCACAGCCTTGTGCAGTTAATGCAGAACTCTGGAAGAAGCGGCGCGTCTTTCCGCAGTTGCGAAGTAGACGTACCCTACTCAGAGTACCCTTTTGGTTCTATCGTCGCTCCTGGAGCTTCCCAGCCCCCTTGTAGGTCATTCTAGGAGAAGGGCCGTTCTCAAAAGAAAACGGCCCTGTTTCTATTGCCCGTGGAACGCCAGCTTTTCCAGCAAGGCGCGCCCGGCGGTAGGATCGTTCGCGTCTACTCTGGCGATAGACAGGTTGGTTACGCGGGAACTATTGGTAGTGTTGGAGTACATAGAGGAACCCGCGTTGGCGGCCCGCGCTAGGACTTCTCCCATTAGGGATTGGGCACCCTGTACGGCGGCAGATACGGCAGCCCCGATCTGAGGGAGCGCGCCGAGTAGTCCGGCGCTTTCGAGTTGGTTATACCTAACCGCCTCCTCGGCGGTTAGGACGCGCTCCGCTTGATGCAGTTCTGCGATGAAGCCGTCGTAGGGGACGGACGCAAGCCCCGTTTTGTAGGAGCCACCGACGCGACCGCCGTCCTCCTTTTTATTGCCGCCAAAGCTGAGGCTTTTGAGCCAGCCGACAAAGCCGTCGATTTTAGTGCGCAGCCCGTCAAACGCGGATACTAGCGGGGCAAACGCTTTTGCTAGCGTCTCGCCTGGTTTGGCTACGAATTCGTCCCATCCTTTTTTCAGGTTGGGCCAAAAGTTCGACCAAAGTTCGGGTGTCGGTGTAATGACGTTTGTTACCCAGCCAAGCCCAAGCGCCGTCCAGAAGGTCGTCCAAAGGTCGGGTGTCGGCGTAACCACATTGGCGACCCAGCCGAGGCCAAGCGCCGTCCAGAACGTTGCCCATAGTTCGGGGGCGGGGGTTGCTACCAGCCGCGTCCAGCCCTCCTGTACCGCCGTCCAGAAGGTTCCCCACAGTTCGGGCGCGGGGCCGACCACACTGGCGACCCAGCCAAGCCCAAGCGCCGTCCAGAAAGCCGCCCATAGCGTCGGAGCGGGGTTGTTAACAAACTCCGTCCAGCCGGACTGTAGCCTCTCCCACACGCCCTGCGCCCAGGTTCGCGCCATTGCCCAGGTCTCAACATTGAAGTTGTCGAGCGCAAGTAGCGCGCCCCCAATACCTTCTGAAATAGATTGCCACAGCCCGCGTAGTTTGCCGCCTAGCCCGATTGCTGCGTTTTCTAGTTCAATAAGCCCAAGTACCTTTTTCCAATCAAAATCGCCCTTCGTATCCGCCCAGCCAAAGAACTCAGCTACCGCCCGATCTAATTCTTCTACTTTCTCTTTGCTGGTTACGCTTGTGCTTCCTAAGAAGTCAAGTGCGCGGTTAAAGTCGTCCAGTAGTTTAGTGGCTTCGTTTGGCGGACGATACCCCGCTTGTTCGGCTGTGGGCGGGCCATACAGACCGTCTGTATCGTCTGTATCTGGATCGCGCTGCGTTGGAGGCACATATCCGGGGAAGTCGTCGCGGTCGGGGATACCGTAGCCGCCGCCCTTGGAAGCTTTTGCCGCTTCTGCTGCCGCCTCTTTCTTCTCCTGCTCTACTCGGCGCAGGGCTTCTACGCGCTCCTCTTGCAGTTGTAGCGCCGCTTTATACGCCTCTTCCCAGGCTTGCTGCTCCTCCTTAATACGTCGCGTAGCTTCTTCGTCGCCCTTTGCCTCGCGCAGGCGCTTCTCAAACTCTAACCGCTTCCGGTCGCCGATATTGCGAAGGTCTTGAAGCTCGCGCTCCTCGCTCTTTAGGTCGCCCGCCGTTTCGAGCTGGCCTCCCATTTCTTCGCGGATTACCTTCTCCGCTTCGGCACGGGCCGCCTGAATACGTTCGCTACTGGATAGCTCAGCCTGTTGGTCAGCCGCTTCCGTAATATCCGAGGTTAGCCCAAGGCGCTCTTGCAATCGCGCCTTCTCCTCTTTGTAGGCAGCGTCCCAGGCGTCCTGTTGCTTCTTTAGCGCGTCGCGCTCCTCTTCCGACGTGGCGTTAATGAGGTCTGTTTCGTACTTGGCGCGGCGGCGACGGTTCTCCGCGTCAAGTCGGTCAATTCTGTCCTGTTCTGTCTCTTCCTGACGGTCGGCTCCACCCAGCGCGGGAAGGTCGCCCCCCAGGTTGTCAGCTAGTTGCGCTTCGTCATAGATAGCGCCGTCAGCGCCGACAATTTCTCTAACCCGCCTGCGAGCTTCCTCTAGCGCGGCAGGGTCGCCAAGTACGTCTTTCTTTGCTCCGCCACCTCCGCCGCCGCCCCCGGCTTTTTCTTCCTCTTTGTTGGCCGACAGCAGCCCCTTTGCGTACTCGTAAATCTTGACGTAATACTCGTACTGTGCCCTCACCAAGTCGAGTTGCTGCTGTAGCGCCGCAACCGCTGCGTCTGCCGCTTCTTCCTGAACGGCCAAACTGCGGTCGTCTGCTTCCTTCTGCGCGTTCCAAAGTTGCTGTTGAAACGCAATCCACGCCTGAAAGTCTTCCGTAGACAATGACGCACGCATTTGCGCGATTTTGGCTTTCCCCGCTTCGGTGGTGGGGTCTACCATTGCGTCACGATTAGCTTCTAGGCTAAAGTCGTTAGAATTACCCAGCTCGGCGCTAAAGGCGGCTTCTCGCAGCCCGTATTGCTTTTCAAGCTCCTCCCTCTGCTTCTTTAGCAGGTCAAGCTTCTTCTGCTCGGCGGTAAGCGCCCGCTCCGCCAGGTACATATCTTGGTACGCAAACAGGATATTCTGTATATCCTCGTACCACGCGCCTAGGCCGCTGCGAAGTCCTTCAAAGAACGTATCGCTTACGCGCCCGCCACGCTGTAGGATACCTACCATTTGCGCCGCCAGTTCATTGGCTTCGTTGGAAAGGCCTAGTACGTCCAATCCTTCTTCGCCGCCGCCAAAATCTTTGGTCAGTTGAAGCGCGTCCCCGATACGACCCGCAATATCCGACACTGCCGTAATATCAGCGGCGCTCATACCCTCGATAAAGGTACGAATAAGATTGCGCCCCCAAACATAGATCCCGCGCAGGGGGCCAACTTTCGGGGGTGAAAAACTCTCGAAATACTGCGCAATACCGGCGGCAATATCGGACGCCGCCTGCAACAAATATTCCCCGGCGGCGTAAATGCCGTCCCGCAGGCTGATCATTAAGTTAAATCCCCAAACGTAGAAGTCCTGCTGAAACTGTGCAAATACCTCCCCTACGCGCTGGGGGAAAAGCACAAGAACAGCAATACCGCCTTCTGCTGCGCGGCGCATACCCTCTTGGAACTTCTCCTCAGACCCGGTTAACGCGCCTTCCAGCGCCTCCACCAGACCGATACCAAACTCGCCCAGGCCGCCCAGCAGCGTACCCAGCGACCCGCCCAAGCCGCCCAGCGCGTCGCGCAGACCACTCACGTTGTTCGTGAGGAGATACGCGCCCAACGCGACTGCGGCGAGCAACCCCAGCAAAATCCCCAGCGGCGGTGCCGTAACGCCCAGCGTAGTGAGCAGTCCTACAAATGCCCCTTTTAACCCGGCCAGCGAAGCAGCGGCAACTGAGAAACCCGAAATACCCGTAAGCATCAAGCCTACGGCGATAAGCAGCGGCCCAATCACCGCCGCAAGCGCCGCCAAAGTACCGACAACGGCCAACACCGACTTTGCGACGGTTGGGTTGTTCTCCGCAAACAGGGCCAGCCGCTCTACCAAACCGCCTACCCAGCCGATTACCGGGATAAAAACTTCGGCAGTCAGCACACCGATGCGCGTAAAGCCCTGTCGAAACCCATACGTCGCCCGGTCTATCTGTTGGCGCAGGCTTTCAAAGATTGTTTTCCACTGCGCGTCAAACAAACGGGCTTGTTCGTTGCCGTCCTGAAACTCCGCGTACAGTGTGAGCAGTTCGTTTTGCGCCCCGTCAGCGCCGGATCGTACCGCGTCCAGCCCGTCCGCGTAGGATTGAACCAGCGGAATAAAACCGCGTGCCGCGTTCTCGGGGAAAATTTTACCAATTGCCTGCGCAAGCTCTACGTCTCGGATCTCTTTGGGAAGCTGCATAAAGGGTTCTACGAATTTTTCGATGAACCCTTCTTTGACGACGTTTCCCTGTTCGTCAATTTCACCCAAAAGTCCAATAAACGGCCCGCCCGCAAACGCAATGTCTTCCCAGGAGCCTTGAAGCCCCTGCGAAGAAACAAGAATTTCGTCTAGAACTTCGGCACCTTCCCGCGTCATATCATTGAGGCGGGAATACACCATATTTAGCGACCGTCCAGCCTGCGACCCCTTAATGTTCTGCGTTGCCATTGCTGCCAACAATGCAGACGTTTCAGCAATAGACCCGTTCATAACCGGCCCCTGCGAGCCGATCATTTTATACGCTTCCAACAAGTCGATAAACTCAGCTTGCGTCCGCTGCGTAACGTTCATCAGTACGGAGGTCGCATACGCGCTGTCCTCCGTTTCGAGCCGGTACGACGCCAACACACCCGCGACGCCGCGCATAACGGTCTCCGGGGTACTGTCGGAAATAATTCCGGCCTGTAGCATTACACGGAGCGCGTTTTGCGTTTCTTCCAAGTCCTCCGTAGTGTTGATCGTTTCGCCAAGCGCCGCCTGGTACGTAAACCAACCCGTAGCTAGTTCTTCTGGATCAAGGGAGCCTAGTTCCCGACCCAGGTCTAGCGTTCGGCTTTGCAATTCTTCAATTTGCGTAACGGCCTCGTTACTGCCTGCGGATTGCATCGCCGCTTTTGTACGGGCAATCCAGAAGTCAAAGTCACCCGCGTTGTCGGTCAACGCCATTCCCGCGTTTTTTACGTTGCTCGCAAACTGCACAAATCCCTGACCGACCGACTGAATTTGCGTACCCGCTCGAAAGACGCTGTTCCAACGATCTTCTACTTGTCGAATGGTCTCCTCGAAAGCAGTTGCAAACTGATCCAGCCCCGCCCGCCCGGACAAATTAAAACTGCGGATAGCGCCTTGCTGGGCCTCCGCCATACGCCGAGCGCCGTCTTCCGCAAGCTTTGTTCTCGCCGCATTCTCAGCACGGGCTACCTCCGTTAGCTCGCGTTCTAGCGACGAACGCTTCTGCACACTTTCTTCGGCGACCTGGATAGACGCAAGCGCCTGTGCCCTTGCCCCGGCAGCATTCGCCCCCTCCCCCGCCCCTTCAAAACCGGAGGCGGCCCGAAGCTGCGCGGCTGCCTGTGTGCGGGCCTCCGCTTCTACGCGCCGCTGCTCGGCAACTGCGGCCCGCAGTGCGTTTGCTCGGGCAGCGGCGGCGGCCTGCACTACCTTAACTTCTTCTCCCTGAGCGTAGCGCAGTTGGGCCAGCAGGTCGCGGGAACGGCCCCGCTCAATAGTAAGCGCGTCCTGCGCGGCTTTCTGTCGAGTTGCCTTTTCAATGGCGGACAACTGTTGGAGTGCTTTTACCTGATCCTGCACTCCCTGACGCACCGTTCGTACCTGCGCGGCCACCTGGTTCGTTGTCAGCTGAATAGGAACGCCGCCAGCGGCGACGGACTGAAATGACTTCCTTATATCCGCCGCAAGCCCGTCAAACTGCGCCTTAATCGCGGCGGCTGCGGCCTGCGCCCGACGCTCCATTTGTTCAAGGTTTGCCACAAACGGGGCAATATTAACTTCCGCCCGGCCCTCAAAAAGCTCTTCCGCCACCTGCGCCTCCCGAAAATAAAAAGAAGCCCCCGCCCCTTTTCAGGGCAGGGGCTTTTTTTGTTCTAGCCAAACAGTCCGGCCAACGTAGCGCGTATATCGTCCCGCGTTGGTAGGCTCTCCACGTCGTCTTCGTCAACCGCGTACTTCGCCGGGTCTTCCCAGCCGTCTAGCTGGCTTTCGCGCTGTCTTTGCTCGGCGGCCTCATTTGCGCGCCGTAACCGCTCGTGGCGAGCGTCCAGTATGGTAATTGCCTGTGCAAACGACAAACGGTGGAGACAATAATCAAACGTCCACCCATATGCGTCGGCTAAAACCTCTATCAGGCGATACCACACGAGCGGGCCGCCGCTTCCTAGCTCTTCACGGCGGCTAGGAGGCCGCTTACTTCCCCCAAAACGGTGTCAACGCCAATCGCCTTCACCGCAGCCGTCAAGAGCTGAACGAACTGCTGCGTGTTGGCCTCGTGAGAAAGCCGTCGCCCCTGGCGCAGCAAATACTCGTCTACGTCCTCCCCGTCCTCCTCCATTTTTCGGAGGCGCACGTTTGGTGTGATAATCAGACCCAGGAGACTGTACAGGGCCGGTGTGCCCGTCTTTACCAGCGTCGGTAGCGCGGAAATAATTCCCCCGAAAACGGACGACGGCTGCTGCTCGTCCCGCTCTTTGCCTAGTCCGGCAATTTCGGCCAGCTGCGTCAAAAGCGCGAAGGCTCGAATGGTACGAGCCAGACTGAACGTTCCGATTGTATACGTCTCATCGCCAATCGTTACTCGGTCAAACAAAGGCACCAACGTAGCCGACTGACCTGGCGTAGCGTCGCTCATCACTGTCTCCTTTCAAGAGATGTGCAGTAAATGCAGAACGTTGCCCCGTTCCGCCAAAACCTTGTCAAGAGATTTATGAGAAAATCGATTACAGTTTTGTAATGTGTGTTTGGCTTTGGAACGCGGCAAAACCGAAACAAGTACCCCAAACTGCCCTCTTTCACCCCTCTTTTTGTCCCACTAACTTGTTTTTAACTGGTATACTAAGAGGGCCTTTAGGGAGGTGGGGTTGTAGGAGTATGTCTCCTCTAGAAAACGCGTTAGCGTTTCCGTCGAGCGGAGCGAGACGGGCCTGGGGGTGCAGGGGCGCGGCTAGCGCCCCGCGTAGTTGTACGTGTTGCCCCTACCCTGCCTAGTGTCGGCCTGTGCGGCCCAAAGCGGGAAACTCGGAAAATATATAGGGTTGTGATACTTTTCACAACCCTCCTCGTTTACCCAACACAAGCCCGAAGAACACAAAGACACGCTCTGACCCTTCGGGTTGTGTAGGCTAGTACAGTTCCCTTTATTCCGAACCTTCTTTCCCTCCAACGCCCACTTCGGGAAGTAAAGGGTTCCGGCGAGGCGACCCCACAAGGGGCCTGGGAAGCCCCAGGAGCGGCGATAGAACCAGAAGGGTATACCTGAGTAGGGTACTTCTACTTCGCACTTGCGAAGGGGCGTGTCGCGCAGTGAGGTTCTGCAATTAGTGCAGAACTAGACTTCAAGGCGGCCAAAGGCGGGCCTTGTGAGCGCGTTCCCGCGCTCGTCCTTTTCCGACTGATAGCAATCAAGCTGAATAGAGACCTCGGCCAGCTTTGCCCGCTCCGAGCCGGGAACGCCGTCCCAAGTGGTCTTTGCGTCACAGCTATAGAAATACGCGATCTGCATACCCGACGTTCCGTCGTCATTACGGATAGGGGTATAGGTGCGGGCGATCAGCCGGGGCGGGATCAGCTCATCGTCGGTGCCAATCTCGATAATCTCTTTACCTGCGCTGCTGGATACGGCGTTACCGCTCACCAGCTCGAAGACGCGCATACTCTGCTTATTGCCCTTGATATTGATCATACCCTTGGGCGAGTGATTGAAAGACCCCTGGCGCTTATCGTCGCCGTACTGATCGACCTTTTCCACGTCCATTTTAAACGCGGCGCTTTCCACGGAAGGTACGTGAACCCAATCCGGGGTTGTGTTGGGCGCGGTGGGCGCAAGCGCAATTTCTACGCGGCGGATGCCAAAGCCAGTATACGGCTGTCGGGTCGAAGGCATTGAAGCTAACTCCTCTGTACACTAAGTAGCGACGTTTACGCCGCTTAATCTGAATGACGCATACCGGCCAGATGAGCAAATACAAAGAGGCCACGCAGCTCGGCGCGCCACGCGGGCAGTGTGGCGCTGGCCGAAGAGCCGCTGACTTCAATTGAAAGCAGATGCATTGGCTCTGTTGAAGGGAACGTAAAAAAGACCTGCGCAGCGGGGGAGTTATTGATACGCCGCCGTATTCGGTTTAGCAGCCGCTCAATTCGACTGTAGCCACGCCCCCGGTCGCCCGCGTAAATGAGCAGACGCACCAATTGCGCGTCTACGCCCCACGCGCTTTCACCGTCCCCAATAACCGTGGGCATAATAAAGGGCGTGGGCGTATCGTTGGTCAGAAAGCCCTCCGCTACGATACCCTTTTCGCGTGCGGGCAACAGTTCAAGAATGGCCTCGTCGGCGGCCAGGTAGTCGCGGAGCGCCACTAACAATAATCCCAGCCCCTCGTCTCCGGGCTGTGGGGTATACATTCGTCCCTCCTAGTATCCGAATTGCCCTTTTTGCGCGCTATGAGGACAAGGCGCGCTTGCAGGCGCGTTCTAGCTCTAGCGCAATTAGGCGAAAGTACAGCGCGGCCCAATTAGCGCGAAAGACGGCAAGCGTCACCGGGGTACCGCCCCCTTGTCGCTCCCACTTCTGTAGGTGTGGGCCATACGCGACGGGCATCGTTAGGACGCCAATAACCTTTCCAGGTACCTGACTGTGCGGTTTTGCAAGCCCTGTATCAAGTTCGTGACGGTGTTCTAAGCGGCGGCTGTAGCCCGTTTTTACATTGGTGCGCGTAGAATACGTTATTTTGGACGAAATACTGTTTAAGCGCCGTCTAGGCACAACATAGCCACTAATACTGCGTCTCGCCGTATCGGTTACTTCCCATTCCCACTGAACGTCCCCATAGGTGCCGCTAGCTGGCCCTGCCGCGTTCCAACCGGCTAGGGCTTGTGCGTCTTCCTCGGCCAGCTCAATCACGGTCTGCATTCCCTTTTCGGCGGCGGCTTCTACAGCAAGCTTCGCGGCGGCGATACGCTGTTGAAAGCGCGAACTGACCGCAAACTTCATAATCAGCCTCGAAGCTCTAGGTTGGCCTCTACCACTCCGCCGCTCCAAAAAGGCGGCGATGTAACTTCAAACGTATTTCCGTCCGCGTCAGTTAGTCTGTCTGCTAGTTGCAACGTAGGTACGTCTACGTTAAGTTGTGGGTCTCTAACGATACGCGGAATATCTACGCCGCCTAGCACAAAGGCGGAGGTGGCCCCCGTGCCTTTTTCGTCAAACGCACCCGGAATACGAGTGGCACGAAAAGGGGCTAGTGCTACTGTCAGCGGGCCGTACACCAGCGTAATTGCGTCTCGAAACTGGTCGGGGCTGTGCTTGCGGTAGCGCGTAAGCGTCGCGGGATTGTCGGCCACAATACGGCGCATATCCGAAGCGCGCCTTGATTGTGCTTGATTTTGATACGGGGGCATTCTCAGCTCCAAACAGCAAGTGGGCCGCCAAGCTTTTGATGTACGCGCTCTCGCAACGCCGCCGCTCGGCTTCGTAGGTCGGCCAGCGCCTTAGAGCGGTCTACTTCCGATTGCCCAAAGCTGTAGGTTAACGGGCCTGTGGCGATCTCGTCTGCCTCGGCGTCTAGTTGCAGCGCTGTCGCCAGGTCGGCTACCAACGGGCGGTCTACGTCAGGGATTGTTGGAAAAGTTTCTTGAACCTCGTCGGCCTCGTGAGCCTTTTGCCAGACTACGCGAATTGGAGTAGTTGTACTTGGGGCCGGGGTCAAGTACAGCCCCGCCGAAAGACGCGCCCAGCCCTGTTCGCCGCTCGGCGCGCCCATTAGCTCAATTAGCGTAAACTCGGAGCCATAATCAAGGTATTCGACCCCAATTACTCCCGCCGGGTATGAATGCGGCGAAACGACGTTTGGCGCGGGGCTGAACGTTGTTGGAACGAGCAGCGGGCGCAATTTGGCGTATTCGAGCGCGGCGCGTTTGTACTGTTCCCAGGTATACATTATTGGCTCCGCAAAAGAATATAGTGTTCAAAACCTACGCTACTCGCGCTCGTGTTGTTCCAGCCGACCCCGGTAGCTGGAAAAACCGCGTAGGTGGTGCCCGACCTACGTAGCGCCGAGAAAAACGGGGTCGCGCCAAGCACGCTATTCACAAAGGGCGAACCAGAACGAAAAGTGCGCAACGTAGGGGTTGCGTTGGTGTTAAGCACCAATAAATAGCGCCCCACAGAAAGAGAGATGTTTACGCTGATCGTCTTTACGCCGACACTTGCGCCGTCCACTTCCCCCGCGTCCAGCACAAGGTCTGTTGGTTGGTTGTCTATATCCGCCTGGTACAAACCTAGACGAATGAGCGCCCCCGCAGCCCCGGCTGTAGTAACCTCTACGCTAAGCAGGTCTATGGTCAGCGAATGCTGCAACACAAGCGGGGCGTACAAAAGCCGGTTGGCGGCCAGCGTGACCGTCCCTACGCCAGTAAACAAAATACCGGGCAAACCTAAGTGCGCGTTTTCTCCTGACACCCGCGCCCGACCCGCAGCTACTGTTTGACCGGCAGGCCCCGCAGGGCCGGGTTCTCCCTGTGGCCCCACAGCCCCAGCAGGCCCCGCAGGGCCGGGTTCTCCCTGTGGCCCCACAGCCCCAGCAGGCCCCGCAGGGCCGGGTTCTCCCTGTGGGCCTTGTGCTCCTGTTGGCCCTACGGCCCCAGCAGGCCCCGCAGGGCCGGGTTCTCCCTGTGGGCCTTGTGCTCCTGTTGGCCCTACGGCACCAGCAGGCCCTACAGCCCCGGCAGGCCCTACGGCCCCAGCAGGCCCCGCAGGGCCTTGTGCTCCTGTTGGCCCGGACACAGCTAAAACGGTTGCCGGGGGGGCCACTACAATAACCGGGTCACTCATTGATCGACACTCCTACGTCGAAGGTGACTAGCCCTTCCAGCAAACGGTACGCAGGCTCTTGTAGCGAATTGTCAGCCCATATACGCAGGTCGTACGGAAAAGGCCCGGTGGAAAGTATATTTGCAGTCAGCGCAGCGGGTATTACGACGCGAAACACACCCACCACGCTATTTTGGTGGTCGTCCTGCTCTAGCCTAATTGCGCCCCCTGCGCTAGTAAGGTTAAGCAGCAGCGCTTTTCCGGGCGCTTTGCGCACTTGCATTTGCGCTTTGTAGCCCGCCAACGAACGTCGTGACCCGTCCGTATTCGTCCATACGAAGAGCCGGTCAAACGTTGCGTTTGTTTGAATTGTAAGGTTCACCTCGGCCATACATTACTCGTTTCGGGCAATGGCGGCGTTTGCCTGCATCAGCGCAATCTCCAACTCGGTAAGCGCAAGGGAACGCTCCCTAGAGGGCGGACAATACGTCAGCATCGCTTCTGCAAAGGCGCGAGCGCTGGCCCGAAGTAAGGCGTAACGGCGGGCCTGGTCTCCCTTTGGTTCGTGATAGGTAAAGGTCGCGTCCAGACGGCGAACGTCTGCTTCGGTGTAGGTATACTCCGTAATGCCTTCAAACTCCATAGTAGCCTCCTTATTTATGCCGCACCGTCCAGGCGATATTTGCCCACTCGGGGCGAGCCTCGCTTCGTGTATAGCCGTAGCGGCGGTAACGTTCGTCGGCCTCGGCCTGGCGCGTGCCGCTTTTGTGGTGGTCAATCACTGGCAAAGCGCCCACCGTGCCTACCTCAATGGTGTGGTTTACCCCAAGAGCGCGATGTACCGTCAAGTAGTCCCCGTCCCATTGGTCGGGTCGAAGTAGCCGCAGATGGTAGGCGTCCTCGATAAGCTGGCCGTCTACGGTCGTTACGCGGCGCAGGGCATAAGCGGTGTTGGGGGCGCGCAGGAGGGTTCGCAACTGCGACTGACCGTAGTCGGTTAGCCGCTCGTCTGCGTCTAGCTGCAATACCCAGGCCCCCTGGCAGGCTTCAATTCCGGCTTTGCGGCTAAACTCGCAGCCCCCCATTTTCGGCTGTTCCAGCACGGTGTCGGCCAGCTCGCAGGCGATTTTGAGGGTAAGGTCATTGGACTGTTGCACTACTACTACAACTTCATTTGCGTACACGCGCCCTGCCAGAATAGCTTCGGCTAGAAGCGCCTCTTCGTTGTGGGCGACAATAAGAAGTGATAGCCGGTCGTTCATACGTTCCCCAGCAAAAGAGCGTCTTTTAAAGTTCTGTGAGGAGCGAACCTAAACGCCTCGCGAACGCTTCCAGGCTAAAGTTTTTCCTGACGTAAGCGGCTCCGCGTTTTGCTTTGGATAGCGCTTTCTTGCGATTTTCATAAACCGACCGCAACTGAAAGGCTGCGTCTTCTACGTCCGGCTCAAACCAAAGACCGCCGAGTGGACTTTCGCTTGTGCCGGAGTCCTTAATCCCGTAGAAGTAAAGGGGGTTGTACCACTCGGCCATACCCGTATGCGTAGTTGTTACTAGGGGAAGCCCGGTAAGCGCTGCTTGGAGCGGGCAAAGCCCCCAACCCTCCCCCCGGCTCGGCCAGATAAAGCAGTCCGCGTCGTACAGCCAAGCTTTTAACTGTGCCCGCGTCCAGGTCTCAGACACCACAGAAATGCGGGTGTCGGCGAAAGTGGGGATTACGCGCATACGGTTTCCAAGTACGCCGTGCTGCGTTTTCAAGACAAGCCGGACGTTACGCTCGTTCGGAAAGGCCAATTGAAACGCTTCTACTGCCTCAAACGGCCCTTTTCGATTGGTCAGGTCTCCGAATAGCACCACCGTAAACGTATCGCGTTCGGGGCGCTCCATATACGGCCATACGTCCGTATCAAGTCCGTAAGGAACTACTGTAATTGGGACTTCGACCCCGCCGTTTGCAAAAGCCTCTGCGTTGTGCCGACAGGGGACGATTAGCCGCTCCGCACCCCGGTTAATAAGCTCCGGCCAGTTGCCAAAGCCGGAAATAGTGCCGTCAGGTACGCGGTCGCTTTCAAACATCGTCCACATAACGCGGCGCTTTGCCTTAGCGCGGGGCAGATCGTCCGGCAAACAATGAACTATATCAAGTTCAGGCAGCCAATCCCGGTGTGCGATTTGTATAGCCGCGTCCGCAGGTAGATCGGTTGTATTGACAACCCCCCATTGCGCGCTATCGGCGTAGTGCGGCGCTACGCGGGCTTCGTAGTCCAGCAACGAAAGTGCCCGCAAAATCGTAATACCCGCCCCACCGTACCCAAAGGCCGCCGAAACCGGGCCAAAGTAGCCCAGGCGCTTTTCAGCTAACGTGGCGTAGGTGTCGGTTTCCACAGAGAAAATATCGGGTTTCGAGGTTAGCCAAGGTAGCAAATTTGGGGCAGCCGCAAACTGCTGACCTGGAAGCACTTCTCCAATCCCAGGAATACCGTAAACCCCCGGCCCGGTGTAGGTTACTGTAAACAAGCGCCCTCCTTTATTGCGCACGAAAAAGCAGCCCCGCGAAGGGCTGCTTTTCTGCGAATTACACCGCCCCGGGTATTACTCGTCTCGCGTATCTACGTCTTTGGTGTCGGCCAATGCGAAAATACCGACCACCAAAATACCCACGTACACCAATGTGACCACGAGTAGCCAGCCGTCCATTAGGTTTCCTTTCTTTTACAATGCCTCTCGCGGAATGGCGTATTCCGTGTGAAACTCCGCAGGCGTATGTACATTATAGAAAGCCACCCCCGCTACGCGGGACGGCAGCAAAGGTAAGGTAGCTCGATAGCGTGCCAGCTTTTCACGAGCCGACAGCGCGCCCGCGTTAATGCCTAGCTCCGTAATCCAGATAGGCTTGTCGGGGAACAAACGATTGTATACCGGCAGCGCCGTCTCTAGCTCGCGCTTTCCGTCGCCTACAATCTGCCACCACCCGTATACGTGTAGACCTACAAAGTCGCATCGCCGGTAAACGTCGGCCCTAATTTCGAGCCAGCGATGCCAGTTCGGCGTACCGATGCGGGGGCCGGGGGCGATGATTTTAGCTTGCGGGAACTCAGCGCGAATATCAGTAATCGTTTGATCAAGAAAGTAGTGATAAACCCAACAATGTTTTTCGTCCTGGCCCAATTGCTCCCAAATTACGTCCGGCTCGTTACCAATTTTCACGGTAAGCGTAGGCCGCAAACGCAGCCACGGGCGAAGCTCTGCCAGGGTTGCAGCAGGTTCGGGATACCAGAACTTTTTAGCGATACCACCATACGAGGGGTCGCCGTTGGTGGAGCCGACTACTACGGTTTCAACGCCGCGCAAAAGGGCGCGCCGGTTTTTCTCGTTCCACCCGCCGTCAACTCCGTGGGCGGTACGTACCAGCGCGGCGGAAAAGCGACCTGCGCGATTGTACTCCAATAGCCAATCAACAGAAGGTACGCGGGTCGTCACCGGCCCAAAAGGAATGCTAGCCATTAGGCGGCCTCTTTTACTTTGCCGACAGGCAGCGCGCCCGGTCGGTAGTGATTGGCTACGTTTTGTCGTCCATAGCGCGTCACTAACGTATCGAACCATTCCGCCTCGTACAGCGTCATATCTTCTACGGCGTCCAGTAGCTCCAGCAAAGTGAAAGAAAAGGCACGCGCCCCGTATTTGTCGTAGGCGTTTTGAAGGTGTTTGTTCGCGTGCCTGCCCGCCACAAGGCCGCGCCGGTGGGCGTTAAATCGCGAACGGACGTTCTTTGCTTGGCCTACGTACACTAATTCTTCTTTGTCCGGTCGTTTGACTGTGATTTGATACACACCGCGCATAGCTGGCTCCTTTACACGAGAAAAACAAAAGGAGCCGACACCCAGGTAGGTATCGGCTCCTTCTGTTTGTATTCTAGCAAAGGGTCTCTCGGGAGCGGAACGCCTATGATTTAGGCAATTCCAGCAGGGGCATTCGGGTCAAGTACCACGCGAGCGTAGCTCGTGTTGCTCATAGTAAACAGGTCATAACGACTGGCGAAGCTCTGCGTCGTCTTCTGCGTCTCTACGTCAAAGAAGCGGTCTGTAATGAACAGCGCCACATACGGCGCGTAGACAATACCCGCGTCCAAAAAGCCGCTACCCTTCCGGCCCAGCAAAATCTCGTTGTCGGGGATCGTCCGGCTCAGGAAGACGTTGTAAACGCCGTTAAACGAACCCACCGGCACAAGGCCGTAGCTACCCTGATCCCAACCCGGGGCAGGTGCGAAGATAAAGGTGTTTAAATCCATTAGCTCGGTCATTGCGTCGTAGCCGACCACCATAACGTTCGGCTGACGCAGGCTGGCCTTGTTAACGGCGCGGTCAGCCATAAGAATGGCCCGCTGCAAACGGGTGGGCCACTTCTCAACCGGATAGCCGGAAGGCGCGGGGCCGAACGTAACCGTCCGGTGCGCAATGGCCGCGTTGCGAACGGCGCGCACAATATCCGCGTCAATCTCGTAGGCGATCTGGTCAGTAGCCGCGCCCTGCAACAGATCCAGTGCGTTCAGGTTGTGGTAGGCCGCCAGGTCGGTTTCAAGCTCCCAGCTGGCCGCCACCTTTAGCTTCTTAACCTTCGTAACCTCAACCGAGGAGCTAGTGATCGAAAGGGCCATACCCTTCTGAATTTCGCCCCCCTCGCCGGTCGTGTGGTCGCTGTAGGTGCGTGAAACGCCGTATCGGCTGGCGTTCCACGTAGAAGCGTCGTCCGTGGGCCGCACTCCCTCGGTCGAACCGTCATCGCGGGTCAGTGCCAGGTGGAAAATCTGGCCGGTGGGACGATCCATCGGCTGAACCGACACAAGCTGCTGACCAAACATACGGGGCCAAATCTGGCGGGTCATACCCAGCATCGTCTTCTGGTAGTTCGTACCAAAAACGGTTGTCGTCTGCGTCGCCTCGCGGGCCAGTACCCTGTTTGTGCTTTCCAGCAGACGCGCCAGGGCGTATCGACTATACGCGCCCTTAACAACAGGTGCTTTGTCGCTATCGAGTACGTGCTTCCAGCTCTCAATGAGGGGTGCGTTCTGTTCAACCAGCGAACGCTCAAATGCTTCTACAGCGGCGGGCCGAAACTGCTCTTCCATTAGTAACCAACACTCCTTAAAGGGCCGCGCTCGGCCCGAACTGTTTCAAAAATTACAGACCCATTGCCCGCAGGTCGGCCTGCTGCTCTTCCGTCAAAAAGCCGCTACCCGGCTGCGAGTTGGGGGTTTCGGCGGGGCTGTCCTCGTCGTTTGCCAACACGCCACGCGGCGCGCCCTCGGCGGACGCTGTAGCCGAACTTTCCACCAGATTTTTCAGGCGACCCACAATTGCCTCGGCGTTCTCCGCAGTAACTACCACCCCGGCAGTGCGCAGCTCCGCAAGCTCACCGCGAATAGTGGCCGCAAAGCGGTGCTCGCCAATCAGGCCAGTAATCTTGTTTTCCAGGGCAACCTTTGCCGCCTCCAGTCGAAGCGTCAAAGCCTCATTCTCTAGGGCGGTCAGGCGCTCGTCGGCTTCCGTCAGCTTGCTTTCTGCCTGGGCTGCGCGGCCCTCCGCTGCGGTTGCCTTCTCGTGGGCGGCCTGTGCGGCGGCCTCGGCAGCTTCGAGCTTCTGACGCAGTTCGTCGCGCTCAGCGGTCAGCGTCTCAATGTCCAAGTCTTCGCTCTCCTTACGGTAGGTACGGGTTCTCGCGTGGCGCACTGAGGGGCGCACAACCGCGTCAATCGACCCGTCCGGCTCAAAATCAAACTTGCGCATAACCGAAACGGTGCGCCCGTTTCGGGTTTCTTCCTCGGCTTCGCCGTAGCCACGGGTTGAAAAGCCCACTGAGACGCCCGCCTCGATAACGGCTCGAAGGTTGTTTCCCTTCACCGTTGGGATAATGCGCCCCCGACCGACAATCAAGTTACCCTCGCGCCAGAAGTCCAGCCAGAAAATACCCAGGTCGTCCACACTTACCGGGGCAACATAATCCGGGTGGTCTACCGCGCCGGGGTGGTTTTCCAGCCGCAGTTTCAGCCGTTCAAAGGCGGGCCAAAGAACTTCCAACGGGTATATCCGCCTGTTTTCGTTGACGTAATCCGTCTCGGATACAACGGCTTCAAAGACAAGAGTACCGTCGTCTTGCTGTTCAACTACTTTGGCAAGGCTAACGCGCTGCTCAATAAAAGGGGCAGGCAAATCAGACCGGCCTGCCCGTAGCTTCGTCATAGTCAGCTCCAATAGAAAGGCCCGCGTTTGAGAACTGCGTTTAATGCAGAACTCAGGGACGCGGGCCGTATACGCAGGAATAGCCCTTGCGTTGGTTTGTGTGAGACTTTTTAGCCCGCTCCGCCGCTGTTACTGCCTCTGAGTGTCTTACCCAGGTCAGTACCGCGACTTATACCGTTTTTCGTAGTCCCCGGCTTTGTCGGGTCGGCCCCGGTGGCCGGAATAACCGCAGCCGCACTAGGTACGGTATCTGTCTCCCCGTCCCCGTCAGGGTCGTCTGTTGTAGGCATTACTGACCCTTGGCCGTTTCTTGCGGGGGCCAACACAACCTGGAAAATAGGATTGGCTGCCTCTTCGGCTACCTGATCCCAAATAGCGTCTACTTCGCGGTCGCTGATGTTAAATGCCTGCTTTACCGCCCAGCGCCGAGAAATAGCCCCGGTTTCCAGGTAGTTGCGCAGCGTAAGGGAGGCGCGAAAGCGAGCGTCTGCGAACCGCCAGCTTGCTTTAATATCTACTGCCGGTAGCACAATTCGATACGGTGTCTTTGAAGGTAGTTTTCCGGCGGACAAAAGAACTTGATCCAGAATACCGCGAAGCCCTTCTTCGAGCTGAATTTGCAGCCGCCGCAGCATTCGCGTATACGCAAGATCCTGACTGTCTGCATCGGCGGTGGTATTTCGCTTAATCCCCACCGTATCCGAAGGAACGGTGGAAAACACTTTCGCCCGAAGGTAGTGTACGTCGCCCAACTCAGCCAAACCGGCAATCGCGGGATCGTCTACTTCGACTTTGTTCAGCTTCGGGTACGGCTTTCCGTCCGGGCCAGTCGTGTAGCCGGTCGCAACGTACAAGTCCTCCGAAACGTCTACCGTGGGCAGGTTTGTATTTGTGTCGGTGGGGCGGCGGCCCATAACCCGGTTGGTAAGCCGATTGATATAGGCCCGAAGCGTAGTTTCCTGCTCGTTCCTGTCTTTGCCGGTCATATCAACGTAGTGCGTTTTTCTCGGGTAGGCTCGCGTTACACGCGCCACCACCATACCCTGTTCTACGAGCTGTAGCTTGCGCCACGCGGGTACTACGGGGTCAAGCAAGCTCTTAGCGCTGTAGATCAACTTACGAGACGGTACTAGTTTGAAGTGAACCATTTCCCAAGGCTGCCAACCGGCGACAACAGACCCTTGGCGCTTCTGCTGATACGCTGCAAAAAAGCCGTCCGCGTCTTTCCCGACAGTAAGGCGGCCTTTGTCGTCGCGGGTCACAAAAATCTCGGAGGGGCGGTATGTTTGTGCCCACACCAGCAGTCCCCGGTCAAACACCGGCTCTACAAAAGCGTCCCCATATTTCAGTACGTCTCTTGCAATCTCGTCTACCAGCGGCTTTAATCTGGCTCGCTTGACGGCCTCGTCCAGCAGCGTTTGAATTGTCGCGTCGTCAGCCTCTACCTTAAAGCCGCGCCCGGTCGAAACGTCTTCAAACGTAACGGCGGCGTCTACCACGGCGTCCAGCATAGCCGCTACGTCTTCAACGTCCATTTCATCGAAGACCGTATACCTGGCCGCTCGCCCCCGCGCTTGCAAGGTTTGCTGCGCTGCCTGTACTACCGCCGCTACGTCTTTACGGTCGCTTTGACTAAGCGGGTCAATTTGGTTCCCGTAGCCGGTCGCGTCTGTTTTCGTTTCGGGCAGCTCGGGTTTTGGGCTGTTGGCCTCCGTCATCGTTCTTCCAAAAAGCCCGTCCAAAAAACCCATTGTAGCTCCTACTCTGCCAGGGTAAATGTGCCGTCTGCTTCGTGACGAAAACGAATACCACCACTAAACGCTTCGTCCTCCGGCAACAGCAAATCGAGGGGCACTTTGTTTGTTCCCCAAACAGGTACAATCTGCAAATCGTCGGGGATCATCGTCTCCATAGCATTCTGTTTTTTAGCACGCTCTCGGGCGCGATTTACCAGCGCGAGTGCTATTACAAAGTCCTGCGCAATTCTCTTGTCGTCCAGTCGGTAGAAGCCCATTTGGTTGACAAGTTCTCGGGTATCGGTGGTGAAGGGAAAAACGAGCGACCGGCGCTGCACTGCGTCCTGCAACGCCGTCAATACCTCGGGCTTTGATGCAGAACTAAATACAAACGCCTCTGTGTTTTGAAAGCCGTCCTCTTCAATAAGCTGTTGCGCTACCGGGGCACCAACACCCGTAGCGTCGATTACCGAGGAGACCGGCCCGTAGCGTTGGTACGCGGCGCGTACCGCTTCACGACTTGATGCCCAGGAGCCGTTCTTAACAGTCATTACGTAGACGAGCTGCGCCGGGGTTACGTCTACTCGAAGCACAAACACAACCGTAGGGTCGCGCATTGCGCCCAGGTCGGCCCCTAATACGTATTCGCCTTTTGTGACGGGCGGCATCGGAAGTTCGTACTCTTGCTCGGCGTAAAGCGCTTGAATGTGTTCTGTTTTGAAGAAGTCGCTTAACGAAACCCATTCACACAGAACGTTTTGCCGGTAATACTCCGGCAGCATCAGCCGCTTCATCTCCTCAATATACGCCTTGCTGACGTAGGGGTTAGCCGTCGTAGGAATTGCCTGTGAGTAGGTGTGCGCGTTGCCGATGCCGCTCTGAAACTTGGCGTAGAAGTGGTTTTTGCCGTTGGGCGACGACAGCCGCATTAGATTGCCGCCCTGGTCGGCCAACCGCATACGCACAACCTCATCTTCGATTACGTCAGCTCCCTTAATAAAAGCGTATTCGTCCATAAGAACGAAACTCAGGGAGTGACCGAGAAGATACAGGCCGTTCTTTGCGAGCGACCGTGCCCAAATCTCGCTCGTCGCGTAGCCCCCAGAAACTTGCGGCACAGACAGGCGCATTGTCGGGAACGGACTATGCACAACGTCCGCGATAAAGGGCTTAAACCGGGGGCTGTTATTCGCGTAGGTGTATGCGTAATTCCAACTCAATTTTGCTTGGTCTGCCGTTAGTGAAGTTGCTACCGCTTTGTAGGTAACGTGAGGGCTAACCAAATCGGGGCGCGTCACCGTAGAGATATAGCGGTAGAACGCCCGCCACAACAAAATCGCCCCGGCCAGGGCTGACTTCCCAACGCGGTTGCCGCCCGCCAGATTGCTTTCCACGCAGTCGCGTGACGCCAGCAAAAACTTCTCTTGCTCGGGGTAGGGACTAAAATCGAGAAAGTCCCTGCAAAACTGTGCCGGATTTTCGTAGCCCGCTACCAGCGCTTCCGCCAAGGTCTTTTTAATAATTGCGCTAGGAGCCTGCGCGTCGCCAGAGGCGGCGACCCGTCCGGCCCCCTCTTTACGCGCCCGTGTATTGTTGCGGGCCACGCGAAGCCTCCTCTAGCCTCTGCATTTAATGCAAAGACCGCCCCGCGAAGCTCCGCCGATAAGGGGTGATCACGTCCACAATATCGGCGAGCGCGGGGCGGTCTTGCGACACTCTAGCGCGTGTCGCTGCGCAGGCGGCGGCATTAGTGGCCGCCGAACCAAAGTCCCCTAACGAGGGGAACTTGTCTGAAATGCCGCCTTAATCGGCCAGCAGTTCTAGCAACACCTCGCGCACGAGGGCCTTCAAACCGTTTCGGTCGGTCGGCGCTGGGCGAGCGTCAATAAGCTTCGCAATCTCCGCACGAATGCCGCTATCTGGCCGCTGTACGTCGAAGTACACACTATCGCGGGCCAACTGCCAGCTCTCGTCTCGGCTAATCCCAGCCACAGAAGTCGTTGGGCGAGCCTCTAGCGCGCCCAGGCGCTTATCCAGGGCGGCTACGTCGGCCTTCAATTCCTTTTTGACCGCCGTGGTGTACTGGCGGGCTTCCTCGTCCACTGCGGGGCCGCCTGGTGTAGGCTGCGGGAGTGGCTGTACCGGAACCGGAGCGACTACTGTGCCCCCAAACGTAGCGGGAACGTACCCCGGCAAAGGAACGCGGTCAAAGGCTCTTCCGCCTTTGAGCGGCCACGTAACTTCGGCACGGTCGGGGTACTCGATAACCGAAGGACGAATGCCCTCACGGGGCGGCTTTGCAAAGTTAATCCACTCTACCCGCCCGTCAGGCAGCAGGCGATACGCCTGCGGGCCAAACTCAGGGTTTGAAAACGTCTTCGGGCGAACGCCGCAGTACACAACGTACAGCGCACCGTCGCGCCCAGGCCGCACCCAATAATCCGCACCGTCATAAATCTCGCCGCCGGGGGGGAGGTTTACCACTGCCAAAATTTATTCCTCTTCTTCGCTGTCAATACCGGCCAGTTCGTCCGCGTCCCATTCGTCAGGAACCGGGTTAATTACAATTGCGTCCGCTTCCGAAGTTACTTCCTCTTCGACGGTTATTCGGCGCTTACGCTTTGTTTTACCCGCCTGTGCCTCTGCTAACGCGCCCCAGGCGTCCGCGAATGCGTCTTTTGCTCCCGACGCAAGACCTAGTTTACGTAGAATATCAATCGCCTGTAGCGTAACGGAGGGGGTCATTAGTTGCGGGTTCTCTTTAAGGTTGTGCAACCCTACAGAGATCATCGCCATTAAGGCGTCTGGAATTGGAATAGCGGAACCTGCAATTGCGGTCACACTCTTTGTAAGCGCCGCTTTATTGACCGGATCTAATACACGCACTTCTGGTACGTGTATCTTTTGCGACCCTCGAAGACAATAGATTTTATGCCGAGAGATCATTACCTTTGTAAGCTTGCCTTCAAAGGCGGAGTGATTGTTGTACTCTTCTATAATCAGACGGTACGGAGTAGTGCGTATGCGATCTTCCACCGCTGTTTTAATTTCGAGGGGTGCCTTGCAAATACGACAACCCCCGTCCGGCACAAAGCGCGGAGAGCCTACAATGCGGCGTTTTGCCATAACAACCTTTACTGCGGCGGACGCCTATCTAAACTGACCGAATAAAACGAAACTCCCGCTTTGATGAGCCTATTGCGTCGTTTACGTCGCTGGCGCTCTGCGTTCATTACATACCTACACCAGGGCGCTCCCGCCATAATTTCCCGCTCGTGCTGGTTAAAGCAGGGCGTGCAGTAGTACGTTGGTATCCCTCCGAGACGCAGGCGAACCGGGCGACCACAAACGGCACAGGCGTTGTCGTGTTCGGTCAGCAAGGCACCCTCCTGGTACACAACAAAAAAACCACCCTTGCGGGCGGCGTCACCGGGTTCAGCCTCGGATAGCCCCAAACAAAGAAAAGCTAAGACAGCGTAGGTGGGCGCTTTGTTACTTCACCAAGCACCAAAGTCCTCACCTACGGCTGTTTTGGCTTTTTTGCGTGCTCCACAAAAAACTCGCTACGAACGTCGAACCAGAGCACCGCGACAGAGCGCCGCCCTTCCACCACGTCCAGTTCAAATTGCCACTGTAAAAGCTCTACAGCGGTTCGTTTTGTTTGAAAGTCAGCGCGGTCTAGCAGGGGTGCAATGCGCGCCGCTACGTCCGCCAGTGACGTTAGTTCAATTTCGGCTGCCGCTTTCTGTTTGAGGCGAGCCTCTAGCTGGCGTTTACGATCTGCTAAGGCGGCTTCGGTAGCTCCTAGCTGCTCTAGTTGTTGTTCGATAGCGGCGGCCACCACCGGCAACCTACCCGCATACTTAGCGAGTTCACGTACGAGAGTGGCAACCTGTGTCTCGTTTTCGGCCAGGAGGGCCGCCGTTTCGTCTAGCTGAGCTTGCGCCCGCTCCGTACTCTCGCGGCGGCCCTCTTGTGCGTCCTCCAACCGGATAAGAAACGCCTCCGGTTGGCGTACAAAGCCGCATAGACGCTCCCAAACCGCCGCGTCTACGAGATCAGCACGAAAGACCGTGGTAAGGTCACAAGCGGTTACGGCGACCCGTGGGTTGGCCGCGTTGACGCAGCGGTAGTACAGCCGTCCTTTTCCGTCGTGTCTACCTGGATAGGAAGTCATTCGCCGCCCGCATCGCCCACAGCGAACGCGCCGACCCAGCAGATACTCGTGCTTCGCGTGCCATTTTGGCTTGTCCGAATTAGCCGCGTCTAGTTTTTGTTGGACGCGCTCCCACTGTTCCCTTGAAATAATTGCGGGTACTTCTACCCGTATCCACTCCTCTTTGGGTCTCCAACTACGGATACGCTTACCGTCAACGGTAACGGTACTTGTGCGGTTTCCGTAAAATACTCCCGCATAAATCTCGTCCCGTAGAATACTCATTACGGCGGTAAGTCCCCATTTGCCTTTGCGGGACGTTTTCGACCGGCGCTGCTGTGGGGTTGGCGCGTCACTCAATTGCCTTGCTATGGCGTGCCCACTAAATCCTGCGTCTGCTAGATCGTAAATGCGCTGTATAACAGGCCGTACTTCCTCGTCTATCGCCGCAATCGCCGCGCCCCGCTTCCCCTGGCGCACATACCCGTAACGCGGAACGCCCTGCAAGAACGGAACGCCTTGGCGCAAGTACGCCTGCTTTTTATGATACGTTGTCTCTAGGATCTTATCTAGCCAGTAACGATTAAAGGCGTCTTTAATCGTCGCCATTAGTTCGCCCTGCGCAGTGTATATGTCTACCTCGCCGCCCTCACTAACGATGTGCAGCGTACAGCGGGAATTGCGCAGTTCCGCCCGAAAAATCTTTCCGTGAATAGGGTCGCGGGTGTGTCGGTCGGAAGCGTATACCAACAGCGCGTTTATCTTGCGTTGTCGAATAAGCTGTCGAATTTTTTCGTACTCTTCGCGCTCGTCCTTCAAACCACTAACTGCCTCGCGGAAACGGTATCCCTCGGGAACGGTGATTTCGTTCCGTTCCGCGTAAGCCAGGATCGTAATCTCTTGGTCTGCAAGCGAAATCCCGTCCAGTTGTTTGTTTGTCGAAACACGGCTGTACGTAGCCGCTACTACCGCCTGTCCGGCTGTTCCTAAATACATACAAGCTCCAAACAAGAAAATCCGCCTCGCCCAGGTAGGCAAGGCGGATAAACTAAGCGGCGCGTGGTGTTGTGGCCTCGTGTGGATTTACGGCAAGTAGCGGCGCGTCTGTTGGTTCCTCTGTTCGCGCTTCGGCCAGCAGATAATCATACAGGCGGCGTAAACAGGCGCGTATTTCCGGGTTGCTGTAATCAAGGTCAGTGGGCAGCAGTTCTTTGCGCGGCCCGGTGTATGGCTTCCACTTAGACAATCTTACGTTCTCCACGTCAAATACTCGTGTACCGCGTTTGATCGCAACTTTGTGGCGAACTGCATACGTATCGCCGGAACAATTTCAGCCGGGGCCAGCAGTCCCGAAAGCTCACCATCGACCGGAAGCGTACTTACGTAGCGTTCGCTCTCGTGCTGCGCCCAATCGGGGTTGTAAACCCCGTCGCGGGCGATTACCCGCCGTCTGCGCTCCTCCTCCGGTACTGACACGCGCAGCAACAGCCCTCGCGTTAGGCGGGCAAACTGCGCCTCGTTAGGAAAACGAACGTCGGCGCAGACCACCGGCCCCGAAATAAAGGCTCGGGCGGCCTCCCAACGCCCAATCCAGTAGTTTTCGTCAGCTTTACGGCGGGAAACACCCACCGTTTGCAGTACCGCTCGAAAGTCGGCCTTGCGTTGGTTCAGCTCGCCTACTGTAATGCCCGCAAACGAGGCGACTTCCTGTTTGAGCGCGTCGGCAAAGCTAAGGCGCGTGTAACCCGCTTGCGCAACCAGTTGGTTTGCTACAAAGTCCTTACCGGACGCAATGTATCCCGTCAAAAACAGGTCATTTGGCAGTAGGTCAAACAAGAGAACCTTCCTTTTGTTCGGGGGTGTCGGCCCTGATGAGTATACGCACCCGTTTAGTGACTGTCTACCTCTGCGTTGTGTCTCGCCGCCTGTCGGGAAAGCTCCACGGCGGTACAGTCAGCTAGAAACGGGCAAAAGTTACGACAACCAAACGTAGGTTCGCCGTTGCGAAAGTCGTCCGCAACCGGCAACTCCCCTCGGCGTACCGCCAATACAATCTCAGCGGCGCGAGCGCTCCAACGACGCGCCTCCCCGCCGTCGCCCACCGAGATAGTGTATTCAGCCAACCTTCCGCTATCTCGGCAGTACAACAACACGAGCGCCGTTTCTAGTCCCTCCTCGGCGCAGTACAGCGCCATTTGTGCCCGGTATTTTGCAAACTTCTCGCTTGTAGGCCCTTTTGCAAAGTCCCGACGACTAACCGTCTTCAAATCGAGGATATACGAAACGCCGTCTACGGCGACTCGGTGGTCTGCTCGGCCTGACCAGTACTCGTTTCCTAGCCGAAACTCCGCCTTCTCCGAAAGTCCAATCGCCACCAACCAACCCTCAAATAGTGCGTGAAGAGCGGTTCCAAACTCCGCCACTACCGCCCACTCGGGATTATTAGCCCCTACGGGGGCTTTTAGCGTACCCATAAGACTGTACGCATTCTTGCGGCGGCACTCGGTAACGCCGCTTGCGTAAATGCGCGTCTGCTCTCGGTTGCCCCGCAAAGAGCGCGCCACCTCGTACAGGCGCACAGCCAATGGCCTATCTCCCAGGTCGCGCAAGCGCCCACTGTCCCGACACACCAGCAAGTCGCCGCTCGGCACAACGGCTCGGTCGAAAAGCGCCCGTGAGACCACCACTATCTGTACGGTCTCGCGCTCTCCCTCGGGCAACCACCCCCGCAGCAATGCCCTTACGGCGGCGTCAGCCGCTTCCAGCAGGGTCACGCCAAGAACGTCCAGGGCGTAGCGGGTAATTTGCTCGGAGACGCCCAGGTTGACCGCCAATGCGGCGGTGCTCGTTACAGGGGGCGTATAGGTAAGAGACGTAATTGGCACAACAATCTCCGTTATAGCGGGCGCTTTTTTTTGCGAAGCGCCCGCTTTCTATTAGTGTTTCACCCAGCAAGGGTCAAGTGGGTTGCCTTCCGCCTTGCTCGGAACCCCAACGATATACTTTTCAGACGGCTCTAGCATCGCTCCGGTAATTACCGCGTTCGCGTCTTTTTCGCTTACCCCGGTCGGCACCAAACACAACAATTCGTCATAGATCGAAAGGAACGGAAAAATACCCAGGCGAAGGCGACCCTCGGGGGTATCCTCTCGGTACGCGGGCCTATGTGCGCCTCCCATTTGCAGGAGTAGCAAAGTAGCCTCTGCCGTAATCACCGCGTTTCCGCCCTGCGTACCTACGTTCTTAGCTTCCCGCTCAATAGCCCCGCAACGCTTTTTATATTCCCGCTGCGCCGCCTGAAACTGAGTATCGCCCGCCGAACCCGGCTGATACTCCCTGCGGCTAGGATTGTGCGGCAAAAGAAACCAACGGCGTAGATTGTTATACGCCTCGCCGTACCCGAAACGCTCACCGTCTTCCGTTTCGGTGTAGTTCTCAAACGGTTTCCTGGCCGCCGCGTCCTGACCTGCCTTCATTACCGCGTAGGTTCCGTCGTACAGGTTTTCTATTTCCTCAGCCTGCGCCAACGGGATATTCTTTTTACGGGCAATGCCAAACTTCGACATACCGAACTGCTTCCCCAGCCCTACGGTTTTCGCACTTTGCCGGGTAGTTTTCTTGTGTTTGGCCTCAATCAATTCCATTAGAGAGACCGCCTTTACTTGCCCGTCCTTTCCAATAATCTCAAAACAGCGTTCTTTTACTAGCCACTCCACCACTTGCAGCGGCGTCCAGCTCGCGGGTAGAAGCACCTTCGGAATACTATCGGTAAGCGAGCCTTCCCGCCAGTCTTCGACCGACCCTACGGGGGCTGACACCGCGCCCCGTCGAACGTGATACATCATCGCAGCGGAAACGCTATGACTGTCGCCGTTCGCCTCAAAAAGAGCCGTCAACACCGGGTCGCCGGTAAGGGCTGCCGCAATGCGTTGTTCCATAGAGGCGTAATCAGCGCCGCCAAACAAATAGCCTTCGGGAGCCAAAAAAGCGCCACGAAAGTCAATTCCGTCTTCGCCGCGTGGAATGTTTAGCGCGTTCGGCTCAGTCGATGAAAAACGTCCCGTGTCGGTTCCCGCTATGTGCAGGCTCGCGTGAATACGCCCCGTTAAAGGGTGTACGTTGTGCAGGAATGATACGCCGTAGGTACTTACGGCCTTCGCCATTTTTACCCAGCGCGTGTAAAGGCTAAAAAATGGGTGAGACTTTCCGTAGAGCTTGATATAGTTTGTCTCTAGCAGCTCACGGGCGTCTTTATCCAGGGACGGCTTTTCGCGGTTAGCTTCAAACGTTTGTTGAAATACGGGCCTCCCCAAAACGTCTACCAGACGTTCCAACACCAACGCGCCCTGGCTGATCCGAATGAGTGCGCTTGGGCGCGGGTCTCCCTCGTCTTCTTCGCCGTCTTCCGTTGGTTGGTTAACCGCTGTCCCGCCCAATAAATCCGCATAGCCCACAGGAAGTAGCATCTGCTCTAGCTGTGCAGCGGCTTGATCGCGCTCTTGTACGGCAAACGCCGTATTGGAAAGCCATTTGGCAGTATCCAGCCGAAAACCCACCAGCTCGCTAATCGCGGTCGGGTACGACAACCGACTGAACGTATCCAGCAGGTCAACCTGACCTCGGGTGGCGGCAATCGCTTCCTGCGCCCCCGCCAGCGCCAACAGAACCTCAGTGTCGCGTGCCGCGTAACGAAGCATATCCTCTGTAGGCTCCTCATAGCGCCGACCAACGAATAGGTTCCGCTCCTCCTTAGAAAGTTTTAACCCCAGGTGGCGCTCGGTTGTGGCGGCCAGTGAGTGTGAAACGTTCCGCAAGCCCAGGAACAGCATTCGATTGGCGACCCTCGTACAAAATACGTTCTTTGGAGCCTCACTCCAATAATGAAGCGTATGTTTCAGGTCAAACTTAATGTTTGCCCCCAAATAACGCGCCCCCGGCAGACGTAGAAGCGGGCGAAGTGCCTCTTTATCTATCTTCTGTACGTTAAATAGCCACGTCTGGATCGTGTCGCTATCCTCCGCCAGCAATTGACGAAGTCGATTGCCGTACTCGGTGGGGTTGGTACAGCCGGTGTACGCGCCTTTTCGCACCAGCGTCATTTGAAGAAGGAAAATATCAGCGGTATACGGGTCAAGTCCTGGTTTTATCGGGTCTATCTTAATTCGCTTTGGCTCAGCACCACAACGGGCGATGTGAACCAGTAAACGAGTGTCTACCTGCGGAGCCACTGCCGCTTGCGCCAGCCAAGATAGCTGTTGCTTGTGCTCCGCCAGTTCCGCTTGATCCGCTTTCAGCGCGCGCTCTAGCTTGCGCAACCCCTTCAACGGGCGCGCCGCAATCGCCGCTTCCGTCTGCGCTATTTGCGCCTGTGCCGCTTTCAACTGGCCCGCACAGACCCGCGTTTGGCGCAAAAGCTCCGCCTCCGTCCAACGACAACTATCCAGAAGGTTAATCAGGTTTCCGGTCGCTTCCAGTTCGTTTAGTCTCGAAAGAAACAATTCCCAGGCCAGCCGCACCGGAACGCCCTTTGTTTCGTTCCCGCTTGTCAACTTGCGCGGCACAAACAGCCCTATCCGAGCCAGTGCCTCCCCGTTAAAGGCGGAACGCCAAAGGGCCTGCGTGTACCCAAGGTAATCTCGCTTGTTTGGTGTAACCCGCTCGCCCGCCTCGTCAAAACGGTTGGAGGGGTAGTCCGTCAAACCCGCAATTGGGCTGGTTTCGAGGTCAAAACCTACAGAAAGCTCCACCTGTCCCGATGCCAACAGCTGCACTATCTCCGAAACCGCTGCTTTAGCGCTCTCTGTTTCGTTATAGTAGCTTGTGACGGGCATACTCGTGGTCTCCTCAAATAAAAAAAGACCCCTCGAAGCCGAAAGCCGGTGAAGGCGTCGGTAACGAGGGGTTATCCGAAGGGGTTGGCCTTGTGCAGTTAATGCAGAACTTGGCTAAAACGCCCTATTGACACAAGTATACGCGACCGCGTTGCGCTGTCTACGCTTGCGGAGCCGAGGCCGCCCTAAGCAGCGCCGACAAGCAAGCGGTGTGCGTATCCGCAGCAAATCCCGCCGCCTGACGCGCCAGAGCAAGCGACGTATCCGGGGACTTGTCCCCGGCGGTAATGACACCGACGACGCTCCCAGCCATAACAATTGCCAGCGCGGCGTTTTCAAGTGCCTGTCCGTCAACTAATACTTCCAGCTCAGTCGGGGTGGCGATACCCGCCTCGTTAAAGGCGGCAACAAATCGAACTTCCAGTACCCCCATTACCTAACCTCCTTCTAGCGTTGTCCCGATTAAATACGCCGCTATCGCTGCCTCTAGCTCGTTTACACTGCGTATGCGGCCCGCAATACGCTCAAATGTTTCCGCGTCAACGCCCTCGGCTTCGCGAAGCGCCGCGCAAAAAGTAAGTACAGTGAAAGAACCAATCTGTACGGGTTCTATCAGCGAATGTAGCCGCCCAAACGGACAGCAGTGCTCTTGCTGTGTCGCCACAGTAAATCTCCTGGACTAGATACGAGTACAAAGCCAACCCTGCCTGTGCGACGGCACAAGAGAGTGTACCTTTGTTCGTAGGGCTAATCGGTTAAGATGCTGTCATTAAGCCACCTGACTTTTGTACCGTCCCACCCTAGTACCTGTATCCCGTATACTAGAGACGCGGCGTACCCCGACTGTCGTTGCAAAAGGAGTTTTATGCGCTTCCGTCAACTGCCCTGCTGCGCGTACTGCGAACGCAGTGCCGCAGAAATAGTCAACGAAGATAACGTACCCCCGGACGAGGCGCTGCGCTTCGTTCTTATCGGCGGAGCAAACGTCTTACTTTGTCCCGACTGTTGCGGCTTGCGCGAACCCCTAAACGAAAGCGAAGTCAACGACCTATTGACCGCCGTTATCGACCTTCCTCCGAATATACGCGCCATTGAACACCACTGCCCCGCGCTAGAAGCAGAAGAAGACCCTTTTCCGGTCTTTACCGTAAGGCTAACCCGCCAGGGAGACTATTTTCTTGGAGGGTGCGAGCACTGCGGTATGCGACTACGTTCAGCCGTTCAATTTTAGTCGTTTAAGACCGCTACGCGGCGCTGAACCTCCAAAAATAGGTCAGGCCGCCAATCTAGCCGCTCGTGGCTGTAAATACTATGGGGCACCGCTTTGTCCCGGTCGTTTCGACTAATAAGCTCTTCGCTGTCTGGCGGCAGTAAGAGGTTCAGCAGCGCTAGATTGTCGGTAAACTGAATAGCCGCCCAGGAGGGGCATTTAAAAAAAGCGCGAAACGCTTTGGCGGCGTCCGATTTGCGGCTCGCCACGATAGTGGACGGAAAGCGAGACCCCGAAATACGACGCGCCTTCACTTCCAAAGCCCCTAGCAGCTTCGCAACTCCTTCACCCAGCGGGGACGGCTGAATGGCTACCCAATCCAAATCGCCGTAGGTGGGGGCCTGCGCCAACGTTGCCCCCGGCCAAAGCGCCTCACAAACGACCTCGGCCACTACCTGTTCATAAATTGCGCCAAATTGATAATCGCGCCGAAAATTATTCACTTGCAGGTTCTTTCTGCGGGGTCAGCGTCAGTAAAGCGGTCGCAAAGTCGGGGCCGATACCAATTTGACCCCCCCGCAACGTCAGCTTCTTCACTAGCTCGTAACCCAGGGCCGGGTCAGCCACCAGCTCGGTAAAAGAAACACCCGCCACCAACAGCGTGTCTACGGAGTAGTCGGCAATCTCAGCAAGCACAGCCCGGTCGTTGGGGAACGTAAGAGTTCGGACGATCACAAAGCCCTCCTTTGGGAACCACGCCCCTGACGCGGCATACAAGAGAAAGCGCCCCGCCTCCGAAGAGACGCGGCGCAAGCGGCAATACTCCGCTATTCCAAATTATTCTAACAACAGCGCTTGCCCAGGCGGAACGCTTTGGAATAGCCCCGCGCAAAGCGCTTTCTAGACCAATACAGCACGCCCCTGCAATACACCCCCGCAAGAAACCTCGTTTGCGTTGAACCGCCCCACTCGCCAACCTCGTACCTGCTGCCGCGACCCGTACATTACTTTGCGAAGCGACCTCTCAGACAATCCGTGCTCCTCGCAAAAGTCGCCCAGGTCGCGTACCAGATACTCTTTATCCGCCGGGGAGATACACACATACCAATAATCCGGCTCTGGTGTCGGCTCCACAAAACCTTCCGCCTCTTCCAACGCCCACTTTGCTTCCAGCCACCGGCAAGAGTGCTCCAAATACTCCTCGGTTGTCGCCTCTCGCAAAAGCCAACCCCGCGCCGTTTTCTGTCGCCCGTGCAAAACGTTGTAAATCTGCGCCCGCGTTAACTCCGCCAACAATGCAAACTTCTCCAAGTCCCATACGAATAAGTCCCCCCCGCTCGGTGCCGTCGCCACAAAACCTCTACTCGGTTCCTGCCCTACCACTGCCCGCCTCCCTCGTTAAAAGAACCCCACAGGCGGCCACCTTACCTTAAGACCGCCCCTCTGTCTACGAATACGCCGCAAACGCGAAGAAAAAGATTAGAGTTTTGACCAATTTTCTGTTTATCGTTTCCCTTCCCAGCGCGGTTTTCCCGCGCCGTTTACGACTGTTCACCGTTTTTAGGCTAGCCTTAGATGAGGGTATACGGCTTTAATACGCGGGAAAACGCGGTCGTTCCGTTTCAAAATCTAGGGCCAATAGTATAGGGTCTATACAGTAGTGGGTCTCTTAGAAGTGGGCGTTGTAGGCAGTTGGAACTCTGTTCTAAAATTAAGTTTGGTTCGCCGCGAAACGAAGTGAAGCGGCGTAAACCAAACTTGCGGGGGTCTGGGGGTGCAACCCCCAGGTAAGAGAGTATCAGATAAAGAGACTTCTTCTAAGGATCTCCTTTGTCTGGTTAAAAATTCGTTAAAACGTTATGTTTACCCGCCACAAGCCCGAAGAACAAGAGGACAAGATCCCCACTCGCCCTATCGGGCTTGTGTAGGCTATTCCAGCTCCCGCTCTTCCGAGAACTCTCTCCTAAAGATCCTCTCTGTTCAACTATTTGGATTGTG